GATACAATTAAAGACGTAAATAAAAATGAGACAACATTATACAAATTATTTATTACTTTAAATACAGAAATTGTTGATATACCAACTGTTTATTATGAATCTTCCATGACAAATAAAAACGAATCGCATAAATATATTTATGTAAATCCATACGCACTATTTACAAAAGAAACCGATTTATATAATAGAAAATATAACATAAAACTAAAAGAAAAAGAAAAACAACAAAGTTCTATAAATGCTCGCCTAGAATATAATGTAAAAGAAATAATAAAATATTTATTTAAAGAAGGGACTATTATTTATCTTGGAAAAGCTTCAAACCCTTATGTAATTAAAAGTTACACATTTAAAAAGGCAGTTATGGATGAAGATGAGGATGAGGATGAGAAAGACATTGATAAAAAAGATGAGAAAGATAGAGAAAATATAGAAGATGATGTTTTGCATAAAAAAACTATTGTAATGAACACTATTAAAATATCATATTTTAATAGTAATAAAACCATAAATACCACAATTAATTTGAGTCTTTATCCAGGCGAAACATTGCCAGCAGTAAATTCTCCAAATTTTAAATCATTTGATTGTTTAAAAAAACAACATGATGTATATAAAAAATTGGCTGTTTTTAGTGGGATGGAAATCTGGAATAAACCTAAAAAGGACAATCCTTTTGAAAATGCTAAAACGGTAATGACGACTTTTATTGATGATGCTGTTTATAAAAAATATTCTGAAAATGGAAATAAAGAAAAAAACATGGAATCACAAAACTCGTCAAACAAAAAAACATCAACAAATAAAAAAACAAAAGGTGGCACCAGAAAACGTCGGACAAAAAGCGGCACCAGAAAACGTCGGACAAAAAGCGGCACCAGAAAATAACTTAAATTCCATCCGACGCAGATACTGATAAATTAAATTTATGTAACGCGTCTTTTTGCATCTTTAGTTGTGTCTGTTTTTTAGATTTTTCCAATACAGCTATTGCCGAATTTAATTCAGATTCAGAAACAATTCCATCATTGTTTGTATCTGCAAGTTTATGTAAAACCCTATATTTATAAGGAACAATGCACATTGAACTTTCTTCATTAAATAAATGATCAGATAAAACAGTAAATATGGCGGTTAACCCAAGCGCTGTATAAATATCACGAGTACCCATCCATGACATTGCAAAGACAAGTATTTGTTTGCTTAATGTATATTTCATGTATTCTTCAGTTGATTTACTAAATTGAATGGTTATAAATTTAGAACCCACATTTAATAAAATCATAATAATACCAGCAAAAAATTTACTACTGTTTAAATACATTATATGCTCATGTATAAATGATAATAAGTTGAAAGATTTAGTTTTTACCATATATAAAGATTATAAAAATATTATTGGTCTCATTTTATACATTTTATATTATTTTTTTTAAAATAATATAAAAATCTGCCATTAGGCTATTCTTTGTCGTTGAAAATTAAAATGGAAGTGTACGCGGAAATCTTCGCCGGTTTAATATGATGAAAACTTTAAAAATGATTCTTTAACACTGCTAGTTCCTGACACATCGTTTGCGCTATCTTTAGGAGGAACTGGGAGAGAATTCACATTTTTACCAGTAATCATATTTCTTTTTTTTTCTTCGATAGTTGCTATATCTGGGGTTGTTGTTGAAGATGGCATTGAATTGGTTGAAGATGGCATTGAATTGGTTGAAGATGGCATTGAATTGGTCGAAGATGGCATTGAATTGGTCGAAGATGGCATTGAATTGGTCGAAGATGGCATTGAATTGGTCGAAGATGGCATTGATGATGAATTCGGCTTAGTTTTTGAGGATGATGGATTCTCCATATTTTCAAAATCAGTCGACATTTGAGAATAAGCTAAACAAATCACTATTACTAATCCGAGCCCCATCGTTTTATTACAATTTGTTGTTGCGACTAATCCAACAACCAATAATAATCTTCCTAAAATAGTGCGAAATAAAAATTTCTTTGAAATAATATAAATTATACACAATGCGACAATAATGAAGACAGCCATAGCCTTTTTATTTCTTCTTAATTCTTCTAATAGCATATATAAATTAGTTATATAAATTATTATCTACATTTTTATTAATAATGTCTTTAGCAATTTATGCTGCTCCATTTGATAATGACAATACAGGTAATAATGATAACACAACATATACGAATGTAGAGAAAAAACGACTACAACATAACAGAACACAAAAAAGAAACCCACCTTCTGAAAAAGTCAATTCAATGTTGGAAAAAATTCATTCAAAATTATACAATGAAGACAATAATTTGTTAGGAAATTATCCTTCTGCGCATGAAAACACCGAACCTATTTTATTTAACCCACCTCCAAAACCTGAATCCATGAGTGGAAACAAAATTGCGAGCAAGGAGAACAAGGAACCAACTAAAGAACAAATGACTACATTAGGCAATCAACCTCATCCTAATTATGAAAAAGACAATTTGGAGTTGAATAACATACAAGCGAATTATGGCGATTCTCGCAGTGCTACTGAATATTATAAAAAAATGATACCTAATTATAAAGATAATGCTGGACTCGGACTCGGACTCGGACTCGAACATACACGCAATAGTGGATCATCGATGGCACAAGATGTTCTTCTTCAAAAATTGAATTATATGATACATTTATTAGAAGAACAACAAGACGAAAAAACAAATAATGTTACTGAAGAAGTAATATTATATTCATTTTTAGGGATTTTTATTATATTTGTATGTGACAGTTTCGCGCGTGTCGGCAAATATGTTCGATAAGTGTTTGCGTTTTGACTCATTTTATTTTTGATCGTTATAATTTATGAAATCCAAAAATATTATAAATGAATTTGTAATGAATCCTGTTCGTAGATTATCAACTTTTATTTATAATTATTTTAAATTACAAAATGTAAATTTAAAACAATATCATATTCTTCACAATTTTTATATATTTTTAATTGGAATTATACTGCTGTTTAATAAGAATTTATTTCATTTGATTATATTGCTAATTATTATTTCATTGGATGCGTTTTCAATAGTTGTGTTACATAATTGTCCTTTGACGATATTAGAACAGAAATATTTAAAAACAAGTCTTTTTAAGCAAAGAAATAAATTAATAAAAAAAATAGGAATACCTTATAAATGTAACCATGAATATGAACAAACACTTGAAGGAGTCATTAATGTGTGGATGTTAATAGCATCCAAATGTTTACTTATTATTTTTTTTAAAATGTGTAAATGGAGCGGTGTAAATCAATTACATTAATATCATAATTTATATAATAATGGAAAATAATGTTAAGAAAGAAAAAACAAAACAAAACAAGGAAAGAGAAAAAACAAAACAAAACAGAGAAAGAGAAAAAACAAAACAAAACAGAGAAAGAGAAAAAACAAAACAAAGAAAGAAAGCAAAAAGAAAAGGAAAAGTTAATGTAATCAACGCCATTAAAGAAAATTATAAATCTTTTTTATGTTTTGCCATCGCAATTTATTTAATTTCATATGAAAATTTTTTATGGGGGATAAGTTCTTTTATTATAACTTGGTTTTTATCCTATTATTCTCATTATTTATTTCATACTAATACAAATATTTTTACTATAATACATAATTATCATCACGATAATGATACTATTTTGTCATATTATTTACAAATATGTCTAGAAATATCTGGTGAAGGTATATTTGTTTTTTTACACTATTTTTTTAATATAAATATAGTTAATTATTGGATAGGACTATTTTGCGTATTGGTGTATTCATCCGTTCATAATTATAATTATTCTATTTTAAAAGTAAATAATGTTCATAAATTACATCATAAATATATAAAAATCAATTATGGTCCTGACCTACTAGATGTAATATTTGAAACAAAACATCCTTCAGAAAGTAAGGTAGAAAATACAGATCATTATATTATTAATATAATATTATCTACACTAGTAGTTTTAGTAATAAAAAAGTATATTACCATAAATATCTTAGTTATTTTATTTAAAATATTATTTCTTTTTTTATCTATTGTGTCTATCATTTTATGGTTGGATTTTACACGTAAAAATAATGCTTTTAATCAATGACCAAGGTTCTTTCTGGATTAAAAGTTGGACACGCAAAATTATAGAAAAAATACGCAGATGGACTGACTATTTCCGCCGTGGTTTTGAGAGAAATGTTGTCTATCAATTTCCAATTATGCGAAATGCGTTCAATGGCAGCGAATCCGAATTTATGCTGGTTTGCGACATTCCAAAACGCAATTTTGAATCCTTGAATAAACAAATCATCGTCACATTCGTCTTTACTTTGAATCGACCCAAAACAAGAGAGAATCTCTTTGTTTCTCTCAATAAATGTATTGGATTTCTTCAAAAAATACACGGCAATAATTCTATCTTTGATTGCAGAAATAATAATGCGAATAAATATATTATCCGTTTTTACTAATTCTACAATGTTGGCGGTTTCAGGCATAATAAACATGTCAAACTGATTCATGTTTTCTTTGATAAAATCCATTAATAAATACACATTTGTTGTTCCGATTTCTACCACAGAATGTGTTGCGATCAATGGACTAGGTTTTCTCCACGAATCTACTGAAAATCCATATGTTTTATAAATACACATTGGCATAATTCCTGTTAATTCGTCTTCTTTCTTAAAGAGAGAAACGACAATGTTTTTGTTCATGTGTCGTTGGTTGTATTCATGTGTTTGAATAATTTGAGGCGCAATGCCTTGTTTTCGTTTAGATTTATCTACACATAAATAATCCGCATAATAGACTGGAAAGTCTAGTCTTTCATTTGATTTTGCTTTTGTTTTTGCCGTCTCTTGTTTGATAGAAACTAACAAAGGACGCGTTGTCATTGTGCCAATGAGTTTATCTTGTTCAATAACTTGCGAATTTTTCTCGTCATTCAATAATTCCTGCTCATTGTAAAAAGAAATAAAACAAGGATGATTGTGTCCTATAAAATATGACATTACATTTTTTTCTTTTGGAGAGAAAACATTGTCCCCATTTCTTAAATAATTCGATTTAATAATATTCATAAATTTACCTCGTTTATTTTTATCTATGTGAGAAATAATACTTGTTGTAATGTCTTTAAAATTCGTGTATTTATTTTTTTGTGGCAAGTCATTCGTGATTATGCCTGGTGGAAATAACATGTAATGTATATCATAACAATGAAACACTGGTTGATGTATCCAAAATCCGTATTTCATACGAAAATAGGCAAATATGATTGCGAGAACAATGAAACAAACAAATAATGCGTAATAATACATTGGATTAATGTGATAAAAAAGAGGGACGAGTTTTACGAATAATTCGGAAAAAAAATGAAATGCTTTTTCTCTCAACAACCAAAGAACAACCAAACAACCAATCATGACACAACGACAACAACAGATTATTGAAGAGTATTTATTTGATGTCTTTGTCAAATTAGAAGGCAATGGAGAGAAAAGTAAGAGTTGGTGGAACAATGTCTTTTTATTAGAAGCAATTACAAACATGGGAATACATGATTACACGATTGCTGCTTTTTGCGAACCATGCGACTTCTTTCAATTGGATGAAGAAGACAATCAAGATGAAGACACTGAACTAGACAATATGGACGATGACCCTGCCAATGATGAGTTTACGATTACAAGAAGACATACAACAGTTGATAATTATTTGGTAAATTATTATCAACAGGAAGATTATTATAATTATTTTATAGGAATGGCAGCAACCGGACAAGCAAGAGAAAAAAGCGAACGTTTATTACAGCAACAATATTTGTATGTGTATACGATTGAGAATTCAGAATATTTTATGAACAAGTTTATTTATGGTGATGATGTAATGTTAAAATAAATAAATAAATTACGACTTTTTTGTTTTCTTTTTCATTTTACATGTTTTACTTCTTTTACATGTTTTACTTCTTTTACATGTTTTTTTAATTCTCTTGCTGATTTTTATTTTATTGGTTTTTTTTTTAATTTTTATACCACCGTAGGTTGGTTTTGTTTTTTTCATTCTTGCTATTCTTGCTGAATATTTTATTGGGATGTCGTTTTTACGATAGACCTTATTTTTTTTACGATAGACCTTATTATTTTTAGGGACAGGCGCGGTCGCTATATCATCCGTATCTGAGTCACTTCCATCATCCGTATCTGCGTGACTTCCATCATCCGTATCTGAGTCACTTTCACGCATATCTGGTTTACTTTTATCATCAAGTTTAGGTAGAGCATCTAGAACCTCTTGGGTTATAGTCCTTATTAGGGGTTGTCTTCCTGGTCTACAAGCATGTGATAAGAAATCTAATGGATAAAATGAATATTTATCAATTGTTTCAAACACATTATTCGCATTTCTTGCGTTGTCTAGAGTTTTGTCTATTTCAATTTTTATTTTTTCTAATTGTTCTGCCATTCCATTTGATATTAATAAAAACAATACAAATAACATCATTATAGTTTCCATATCTATATTTATTATTTTGTAGTTGCTACTTGGGTTAAACTCTACAACCTCAATCGGCACATTTACATCCATCATGTTATCACACGTAACACAATCGTTTGCTGTGTCTGCGTTACCAAAATTAAAAAGTTTGATTTCTTGAATTACTATATTATATCCAAGACTTTGTCTAATTATTAATAAATTCTTGATCATATCAAAATAATACGGATTCATGTTTTGAATGGAGCAAATGTCACAAAATAAAGAAAAATCCGCAAAAATATAATCACGAGGACGAGGAAATAGTGAATTCATTTTTATAGAATCATCATTATATCCAGTTGTGTATAATTCATCATCTAATTGTATAAGTGGCAAAATAAGTCCACTAAATTCATTTTTCGGGCATTTATAAGGGTTATCACTAAGAAGACTACAATATTCAACATAATTAATGGAAGATATACAATCAAAATTTATATATTGATTTACTGGTGTTCTTGCTTTAAAATGACCTTGAGACTGTCTGCTAAATTTTTGGTAGGATTCATTTCGTAAAATTTGGGTATTTTCGTTATATGTTAATACATAAAAACTTTGAATTCCAGATGTTTCTCTATTATAATTATTTATAATGTTGTATAAAGGGTTATTAGCAAGATCATTAAATCTTGACAAAAACTTTTTTGTTTTCCCCCAACGAGAATAAGCATGGGAGCATTGGTCATCAGTTTTTATAGAAACATTTGATAAGCATTGTTCTACAGGAGAGAAGAAGAATGCTTTTAATTTTATATTATTCGCATTATATTCTTGTAAAAGATCGTCAAACATTTCATTGTCCCCATGACCCAATATATTTACAACGCATGTTGGGACCATGTCTTTATATATTTCTATTCTTTCCTTTATAGTCATAACTGGTGCTTCTGGTGGTTCTGGTATACTCATCATTATTAAAATAACCAAATATTAAAAAATAAAAATTGAAATGCTTTTTCACACCTCATCAAACATCAACTTATTAACCAATCACCACCAAGTAAATGGCAAAGTATTGCGACGAATTCAGTTTTGACGAAGTGTTTGAAGACCCGTCTTATGTTCAAGTTTTTGTGAACAAATCAAGACACGTAAAATCATACCCATATCCATTACAGGAATACGCAGCAGAAGCAGAAGAAGAAGAAGAAGCAGAAGCAGAAGAAGACCTCGATTATTCTAAAGAACAAGAATTATTCGAAATGAACTTGGATGATTTGGAATTTATCAAAGAATCCATGACAGAAGAACAACTGAACCGTTTTTGGAAAGAAATGTCTGATAATAGACATAAACACGACAAAAGTAAAATATATCCTATTTATGATTTACTTAAAGAAGAGGAATCTAACGAGGCGTGCGATTTGTATTTTCATAGAGAAATAATGACGGTTTAACTAAATAACAACTTTTTTCTTTTTATTTTTTTTCTTTTTATTTCCTTAAAGATCACGATCATCACCAATGTTAATATACGTAGAATCAGCAGGTGATGTTGCGTCTGACGGGATTGCATTAATAGAATGTCTTGAAGAATAGTTTGAAGGAGGAACAAGAGTCAACCCAGAAGATGGTGATGAATATGAAGATGACGAGAAAGAAAAAGGAGAATTTAACATGGATTGTTTTACTAAAGCAGAAGTAGAATTTTTATCAATTGATAACAATGGAACAAGTCTATCATTTATTTCTTTATTCATTAATTGAGACCCTTCAAATAATTTACAATAAATAGAATATTTGTCATCTAAAAATGTTTTTCCGTCAATGCTACGATGGTTTCTATTAAGTAATAATATTTTGTAAATATCAATACTTAATATATAAAAATCCTTTGAAGTTGTCAATTCTTGTTCCATGGTGCTTTGAATTGCCAAAAACAATTCAATTGAATTGATAATTCCAACAAAAAGTGCAATCATGCATGTAATGAGTGAAATCGTTTCTTGTGCCATGTATGGTTGCAATCCTACACTAAAGACACTATTTGCGGCAGATAATATGATGGTTGGAATGCGAAAATATTTTAATAAACTTTTGAAACTATAATAACGTATTTTATGATAATTGCTCATCATTATACAATTCTCTCTAATTTTTCCCAACACATTTTCAATATCATCACTCCATTGTTTTGTCGTGAATGTGTCTTCTTCTTCTTTTTCTTCTTTTAGCATATATATAACATACATTATTTACAACGCATTATAAGCTGAATATGAAACTAATTATAAACAATAAATAAACAACTAAACCGCAGATTATTTGAGAGAACCGGCACACATGGAATATAACAACCTATTTGTAAAATAGCCAATAAAAATGGTAATAATTAAATTTAATTGAAGTATCATGGTTCCATCACTCTTTCTACGAATTAGGTTAAATAATAAATTGCCTAATACGATTATAAAAGAGAGAAACATAATGACAGACATTATGTAATAATAAAGACAGTATTTCACAGGCAAGGGACCATATAACATATTCATCAAATCCGACATTTATGTTATAACGAGAGATAAAATTATGTAGGTTTTCTTAATATATATAAAAATTGAGAATCGTATCCACATTTTAATAAATCTATTATTCCGTCAATAATAAATCCGCATTGTTGTGCAATTGTCAATATATCATCAAGAGTTTCAATATATAAGACATGCTGATTTTTACGAACACGTGAACCATTGGTAAATTTGAATTTTTCATTAAAAATAGCAATGTTTTTACTGCTATTTAAATCAAAGTCGGCACTATAAACAAAATCGTGAAAATGGACTTTTGTTTTAGTTATTCTTTTTTTTGCGTATTTTTGAGGACTTACAATAAGAAACCCTTGTCCAGCAGGAAGAATTGGGTCAAACTTCTCTCTATCGACCAAATGTAAAATAAAACATCCACCAGGCATTAACCAATTGATAACATTGGTAAAAAATCGTTCTTTATTTTTTATATGATAAATGGTAAAATACATACACAATATGTGTGTAAAGTAATTAAATTGGAAATCTAACGCACCTGTTGCGTCGCCTAAGATGAATTCTGATGATGGGAATGTTTCCTTTGCCTTTTTTACCATTGCTTCAGAAGCGTCTAATCCAATAGCATGATACCCTTGTTCTTGTAATTTAGACACATGATGACCTATACCGGATCCAATATCTAATATGCGACTTTCACTAGTTGGTTCTGTTTTATTGATAATTTGTCCGATTTCATAATCGTCCTTCATACTACTATAAAATAAATCGTCGTAAATGCTAATGTAAAAATCGTCATAAATGTCATTACCCTCTTTCAATGTGAATTTTTCTCCCTTTTCTCCATCATGTTGTTCATATCCTTCTTTAAGTTTTCGTCTCATTGAAACTGCATTTAACAAAACAACCAATATTAAAAACAATAAACAAAACAATAATATTTTTCCCCAATTTGACATTGCATTGTATATTTTCATATATGTATTATTATATTTTTTTTTGTATAATTTAATAATATGTCTAGTGTTTCTGAAATAAATGATGTGAGAGAACCCAAAATGTTTAAAGGGATTTCCTTTTCAAAATTCAAAAAATCTGATGTGAAAAAAGAACTGCTTAATAGTTTATTTAAATCAAAAATAGAACCTGCTTGTTATTGGAGTGCCGAATTAATTTGTGCTGGACATTATAGTGATTTATGGGACATTATTTTACATTTTTATAGTAAAAATATTCATGTTGGTAATGCTAAACTCGCAATTTTTTTGGATTTAAGAATACAGCATTTTAAAGAAATTATAAATGTAGGATATATTGGAGGCAATGAATTAAAATTGCGAAATAATTTGAAAATTCGCAAACTATTCTGTGAAATCATTTGTATTTTATGTGTATGTAAAAGACAACATAGTTTTAATGACATTGTAATTAAAGCAGATGATTTTGATTTGACAAACATTACAGATAAATTCAAAGCACCATCGTCACACTATGCGGATGATGTTATTTTAAAGGATGACCCAAAAGAATTGACTATTTCTACTAATGAATTGTTGTATAATTTATCGTCGCATTGTAAAAATAATATTAACGCGTGTTATTGGATTGAATGGATGGTTGAGTTTGAAATCATTTGTAAAAATAAAAAGATGAAATTAAAATGTGAGAGACGGAGTTATTTTAAAGTGGACTCGAAATATCAAATGGATATTATTTGGATTATTTGGGATGTATTATTGAAAGAAAGCGAAACTCATTGTAAATTAACACAGAAAATTGTCAAGAGTTTGTTGAATTTATTTTGTTTGAAATATAGTGGGAATTGTTGTAAAAAACGGAAATATATATTGTATTTTGTCGTTTCTTTATTGACCGAAAATGTGAATTTAAAAGACGAAATTCTTCGCGAAGGACAAAAAGAAATGATTTCTCTCGTTGTTGAACGACTAGATAATATATACAAACAAATTAAACAACAAGAAGAATCACCTGGAATGGATTATTTATTTAAAAATGTGAAGAATACAAATTTTGAAAAGACAATTGAAAAACTGGACAAGATGAATTCATTCAATGAAGAGTTTGTTCCTCGGAGTTAGTTGTTTTTTGTTTTTTTTTTACATACCGTGGTGTGCGATACAAATGTAAACTCTACTCTAGTGTAATTTATTTAGAATGAGATTGAATTAATTTCATATATTATATATATATATATATGAAAAGAGGGACGCGTCAACAACGAAGTAATGGTAATACTTTGTCATTTAGAAACCGAACGAAAAGGTCACACCATGTTCTCTCTTCTGCCCCAAAATTCCAACAAGAAATAACCGTAAAATTTATGGAAATGTTAATCATGATAAAATTATTTCATTGGAAGACACATAGTTACGCAACTCATAAAGCAACAGATGAATTATATTCAAAATTAAATGAAAACATTGATAAATTCATGGAAGTTCTATTGGGTAAAACAGAAATTCGCACGAATTTATTAAATTGTCGAAAAATATCATTGATTGATTTGACTTCTCATGAACAATTAAAGAGAGAAATTGGAAAATGTAAATCCTATTTAATAAATTTGTCGGAGAATTCTCTCATGTTAAAAATGTCAAACACTGATTTATTAAACATTCGTGATGAAATTTTAGGCGATTTAAATCAATTTTTGTATTTATTAACCTTCAAATAATATATTTTAGTGTATTATATGAACAATAATATTGAAAGTATTGAAGAAATATTTAATCAACATTTGGAACCGATTGTGCCTGGTTTAGAAAATAATTTATCTTCATCTTCTTCATCTTCTTATTTTTCTGATTTTTTTAATTTTTTTTTTAACTTAAGCTGGACTACTTGGTTGATTGTTGTATTAGTTTTGGCATTTTTAGGAATTAATGTTTTTGTATATTTAGCAAAAGGAACAGAATCCGCAACCAATTTTTTTGCGCCGCTTTTAGCAAAAATCGCAGCACTCTTTGGAACAACTGTTAAAAAAACTGTCAATGTATCTGCTCAAGGAACACAAAAAATAGTTAATGTTTCTGCCGGAACCGCGACGGCTGGGTTGTCTGAAATACAAAATATTACAGACGGAACACCGGGAAACGCCGCGCAACAACCCGACATTATGATAAATAATTCATTAAATCGTTCATTAAATACATCTACTCAACAAAAACAACAGGAAAATGGAGAGGATTATGTGGCGGATGATTCAACGAGTCCTATTCAACAAGGCAAAATGGGATGGTGTTTTATTGGAGAAGACCGTGGATTTCGAAGTTGTGAACAAGTCGGAGTAAACGACCAATGCATGTCCGGCGACATTTTTCCCACAAAAGATGTATGTATGAACCCGAATTTGAGGGCATAATGATAATGATGATGATGTTGTTGTTTTGTTTTTAAAAAAGAATAATATACTACAACTTTAACCTAAATTATAGAATTGATTCCATTTGCAGACACCAAATTCTTTGCACCTTTTGGAAATCCATTGGTGCTGTTATTCATGATTGTATTTTCTCTCGGATAATAAGTAGATAAGGAATCATCATAACATATGTCAATAATAGGACCAGGAACATTCGAGGATGATGTTGGGACACATTTTATTGCCGGAGAAGGACAAATTAATGTATTTCCTGCTCTTGGTAAATTGTGTGTATTTGGATTTGTGTAATCAGATGAGGTTGACATTACAGGTGTGTTATTTTTAGTTGCGGATGCACCTTGTGTCGCCCACGTTTTCGTTCTATTTGTCCATTTGCCTTGTGCGATTAAAGAATATTGTTGTTGTTTTGTCAAATTAGAACTATTTTCTTTATACTGCAATACATTTCCCTTTCTTCGCATTTGTAACGCAATAACTTGATCCTTTGTTATTGGTATTGTCGGTATAACGAGAGAACACGACGATTGAACCCGGGACCAGGTTCTTGTTGGATTTGGATTATAATCTGGTGCTAAACATGACATTATAATGTATCATAACATTATTGTTTATGTGTATTGTAATTTCTCTAATATTCGATTTTCGTTAATTTCAATCAATGTTAAACAAAAATGTAAGTTACAAATTAGTATTCTAATTTAGAGCGATATCGAGTATAATTAAATTATTTAGATGATTAATATAATGGCAGAACATACATATTATATTGGATTGATAGATACATTAAATCCAGTATTTGATGGAGTAACTAAAAAATATAATGAGATTTCAAGCGTTCTCAGTGGAATTCAAACATACTTTCCTTTATTATTCTATAATTTAAACAAACGAACCAATTGGCGCGAAATAACACACTTGGAAGCATGTGAAATTAACTCGATGGATTTATGTGTTTCTAACTTTGCCAAACTGCAGACAAAAAGCAGGTTCCATTACAGGATTTTGTTAGATACGGAAAAACACTTTATATCTAATAAAGGCGAATATTGTGATACATTTAAAAAATATGATTTTATTGTTAATTACAAACGATTTATATTGAAAAACAATAAAATACAATTTAAGAATGAAGAAAATAAGTCATTTGATAATAATGATTATATCATTATAAAACCTGATAAAGGGTCATGTGGAGTAAACATTTCAATAGTTCAATTTAAAAATATTGAGTCAGTTAAATTAAATAACCATTATGAAGAGTGGACCATTTCAAAAATACATTTACCGAGATTATATATAAATGCGGAACAAAATAAACGCCTGATTGTTACAAACCGTATTTATTTCGTAATTACTAAAATAAATAATGTAGTTTCTGGATATTTATATGACGAATTTGTAAATTATTGTGCTTATGATAATTTCAATGGTGATGAAACTGATTTTGAACCTATTAATTTTCAGAAACGCGTTTTGAGCAATTATGTTCCTTTAAACTGCAGCGAAAAAGAGTTTTATAATAATAGATTTATATCTCATAAAAACTATATATCTATTTTTACAAAAAAAGAATTTAGCATTGTTTTTCAAAAAATAAAAGATTATTTGAAAATTATAATAGACAAAATTGCGAATCATATCTTATGTTCTAATGACAAATATGACAATTCCAATTCCATAAACAACACAAATGGTGCGTTTCATATTTATGGTATAGATTCAATTATTGATGATTTGCTTAATGTTAAATTCATTGAAATTAATGGTGCGCCTCTAATATCAAACCAACATTCATTTTATGAAACTGAATGTATGAATTATCATATTTTAATGGACGAATTATTAAAAATAAGTGTTGACATAATGTTTCCTCCGACATCAACTGTAGAATATAATATTGATGAAAGTCACTATTATGGATGTTATAAAAACTCGACTACACCCGAAAGGTTATTTAATAAAGAATTTATTAAAATACACGAATGTATTGTTAACACACCGCCTCCACATATTTTCTACATTTCAAAACAGGTTTCTTTAAAATATCCATTTATTCTTAATGGGTTTTTAAACAAACATCGTTCTTTTTTTTACAAAAGAATAAAGAACCCTCATTATCATAAAATCGATGTTTTTTATGGAATGAGAGATCTTTATGAGACAACATTTACAAGTGATAAATATTATAATGAAATAGCAGAATTTAATAATTGTATATGTTCAAGAAAAGCGAAAATATTAAATAAAATTCAAGGCGTTACGTATTATTTGGCAAATAAAACGCGACTATATTTAAAATTACTCCAAATGTTTAACAAAAAAGATGTCCTATGTTTTCATCCTCCAAGTATTGTAATTAAAATTATAAACAATGTGAAATTTTGTTCTGCCAATTCAATTAAAAATATAAATCTGATTTCAGAATTTATAAAAGACATGCCAAATAAATCATTCATTATTAAACCGGCAAATGGTTCTCAAGGCAAGGGCATAAACATTTTAAAAAACATGAACGAACCTTATTTAATTCTCAATGAACTTATAAAAATTAAAAACGAATTTAAATATGATTCTTTTTTGATTTCATCCTATATAGACAATCCAAAACTATGCAGGAGTTTAAAATGTGGAAATAATGGTCGTAAATTTAACATCAGGTATTATGTATTGCTTTTTTTAGAACAAGATGAACTTAAAGTATTTTTGTTAAATAAACAACTAGTATATTATACAATATTAGATTATAATACTACAGAAATACCAATGCGGTTTCAACACTTTGAACAAATAGACATTGACAATATGAAATCTTTAACAAATTTACAACTTATTTATAACATAAATGCCAAGTATGGAGAACACTTGGATATTGTAAATTATTTGGATTTAATGGATAATTTACGATGTGAGTTTGGCGATGAAATAATACAAAATATTTACTGTCAATTTAAAAATATTTTGATAAAAACAATACAATCAACTCAGTCTGAGTTTCGAGGATTAAACAGATTCGTTGAAAATAGTTCTGCTTTTAATTTTATTGGATATGATATGTTATTAGATGACACAAATGTCTTACATTTTATTGAATGTAATCGCGGTGTAGATATGGTTGGATTGCTGAAAATTGTTGGCGACAAGACAATGGTTGAAATATTTGAAGAATTGTTTGATATTACAGTGGATGGAAAAATGGAAAATTTTAATTTATTTGAAAAAATAGATATTAATTAATTCATGAAAAAAGTTGATTAGTTTATTTAATTAAGCGAACGCATAAATTCATTCATATTTTTTGTCCCCATACTTGAATTACAATTCTGACAGATCGGTTTTAAATTTGAAACAATTGTTTCACCTCCATTGGCTTCTGCTATAACATGTCCACAGTTAAAAGACATTTGTATAATATCGGTTGATTTACAACAAACGCATTTCGTTTTTCCAATTTCTTCGCCTATATTGACATTCCAAACCAATTTTTTAATAGTAGATGAAATAGATTTTTTCTTTTTTTTAACAGGTTCTCTTGTTGTTGTTGTTGTTGCCACCTTTTTACCACGTTTTGTTGGTTCCATTGTTGTTGCTTCTTTTTTTTTACATAACACTTCTGAGTCGGGGTAATTTTTTATCAAACAATCTTCATACGTCTTTATATGACCTTGAATAATTGTGTCAAGCGGTCTGGTGATTGACAACGCTTTTAATTGAATAAGTTGATTTTCCAAATCTTTTTGATTTTGAATTCGAAATTGTTGCATTGATGTTAGCATTGTGTGTTTTATTTGATTACATGTTTAGTGAGCAAAGCATTTCAATTTTTCTCAGATATAAAAAATTGAAATGGATTTTAACAAACAACTCAACACCAAAACCAGTTATAACTTTAACAATGAATTCTTTACTATTATCATCAAACACAACATTGCCTTTAACAAAACCAATGTCTGCTTCATTGAAGCGATATTATAACAATCGTGAAGAAATATTAGAAAAGAATCGTCTTACACCTTTTTACATTTCAAACGCCGATTTTTATATAGTTCTAAACCATATAAAAAATATTTGTAATTATTTTTTCATAAAATTAATTTAAAAAAATTGAAATAAGTTTTCGTTATATTATAATACATAAATATATACCAAAATGACACAAGTTATTCGTATTGCTGATAGTTATGTTATTAATAAAAACCACTATGGTTTCGTTTTTACAATTGGGTCAAATATAAAAAAATATTTTAAAGATAATAATATTGAGTATTACAAATGCTATGGTGATAATAAATTGTATATTGATATATCCAAAGTCCAAAACAATAAAATTAATATATTAGAACAATTTGACGAACAGGGATTATGTAAAGAAACGCTAATTTATCATAATTGTTTTGACGAATTAGTTGCTGACTTAAAAAAACAAATGGAATTAATTGAATGTTGTAATGGAAATGGATATATTAATGAAGTAAAAGTTTTAGTTACAAAAGATAAATTATTAGATGGCAGTGTTGTGTATCATATAGGTTATGCCAAAGTTATTGATAATGATACTGGTGAAGATATTACACATATGTTTTATTATGGTTATTCTTTAATTACAAATATTTCCATTATTAATTATTAAAAATATAAACAACTTAACATAAAAATCGGCGTTTGAAATGTAAAAAGGTGTAAAACCTTAATGGCGTTCGCTATTAAGGTTCAAAACTTTCTAATTCTTCAAGGGTTTAATTTCATATAATATTCTATTTATATATTATATGGAAGAGGTTTTTACAAATATTTATGAAAAATTATTGTGGGGAGATAACTGTAATCCAGAATATAATGGAAGTAGTGGAGGTGGAAGCGACGTAGATTTCAATAAAGATACATATATTCCATTTTTACACCTTTTTACATTTCAAACGCCGATTTTAATTAATAATTTTATAAATAATAAAATTATTATAAATTTGGATATAGCGAAAAACGATTCCGCATCTTCCCTACCTATCGTGGGCCAGTGATGTTTTGCGAACTTAAACTATATACCCAAATATTTATATTAATAGTTCTTTAAATACTTTTTTACTTTATATTAAATCGGCGTTTGAAATGTAAAAAGGTGTAAACGGGAGGCGATGAGTGAAGAAGAACAATTTAATAAAAAACAATATTTGTCTGAATATTATCAGCGAACAACCAAACCTAAAAAAGTGTTTGAAGCGTTTGTTGGAACATTAAAGGTGTCATGTGTTGTATGTAGAAAAGTAGTTTCTCAATCATATCTAAATGGAGCACACAAGAAAACAGCATTTCATCTGAAACATTGCGTTAAACCGGTATAGAATCTGTGGTTCTTTATATTTTATTATTATTTATTTATTGTTGGCATGTCTTTTTGTTTTATTTTTCCTTTTTTTATGTCTTTTCTTATGCCTTTTTGTTTTATTATTCTTTCCACCTAGCGGTCCATCAAACATCGTCAAACTTCTATAATTAGCAGAAATATTCTCATGTAAGCGTTGTTCTGCTTGTATTTCAGCTTCTTCTGCTTTTATTCTTTCATTTTCCATAAATATACGAACGCGTTCAATTTCTTCTTTTTCTATTCTTTCTTTTTCTATTCTCACTCTTTCTTCTTCTTCCCTTTCTTCTCTTTTTTTAATTATTTTTTCTTTTGGTATTGACGAAAAGGATTCAATAAAACTTTTGCGACGAGTTGGACCCATTCGCATTGCACTTTCAATAAAATATTCAGTTAATATATTTTTATTAATATCTTTCATCTCAGTAGTATTCTCTATTAAATTTTCTTCATTAACGCAAACAAAAAGAGGTATATTTTTTGTTCTTATTTGAATTCCAGTATAATATAATTTACTATGAGAAGATAAAATAGTTTCAAATTCTTGTTCTTTATGTCGTAAATAAGAACCAATTAATGGTATTATTTTAGTTCCTTTTGGAATTATAATACATACAATTAAATTTCCTTTTTTATCTAGTGTTCTATTTGGCTGTTTTGGCATTTCATCTTTGAACACATATGATATAATACCTCCCAAGCTTCTTTTACACCACCAATTTGCGTAAGAAGCTCTAATTGTTACGGATGAAATTACCCCATTATTAGGATTTGCTTGTAAATCTGCAATACTAACATTTTTTTCATAACATCTATATGCATAAAATGAATGTTTAAGTGGAGGTATTTTACGAAATATTCCTTCTATAAGTTCATTATCTTCACTAGTTCTAGCGCGACTTGGTTTTGCAAGTGCTGTTTTTTCATCTTCATGTAATACTTCTAAAAATTCTATATATTCATCATATTGTTCTTGTAATATATCTCGTAAATAAGCATGATAATCATTCGGTTCAGGCTCCATTTTGGAAAAAGAGGTTTGTCTTGTTATTATAGATTTGGCAATTGGTATTTCTCGTTCACCTAGTATTTCATCTGTAGTAAGACCTTCCAAATTTGATTTAATTTGAGCTAAATCTTCTTCATTTTGTTGTTTTTTATTTTCTCTCTTAAATAATGAAGTAAGTTTACTAAACATGTAATATATGCATAATAAATTAACATATGAATAAAACAGAATTTGAAGACGGATTATTTTCGTTTGAATGCTTATTAAAAATATATAGAGATATGCAACTATTATATATAACAAGTGACAATGATGACAAATAAAATGTTTTTTAATATGAAGGATTTGTTTTATGAATGCACCGTCAAAAAGATACTTATTACAAAGAAAAGGACAATATATGCGCATGCCAATTTTTTCGCAAAAACCAAGGAATGTAATTGGAGTGATCGCAAAAACGCACAATTATTAATCACTAAATCGTGGGTGGATAAATATTATTTCAGGAGTGAGGATGTTATTGTTCCCATTGTTCCTTCTGCACCTATTATTCATCCTTCCGTTCCTCTTGTTCAAAAAGAAGGCATTCGCCAAGATTTATCAGAGAGAAAAGAAGACAAAAAAGTTATTGAAAATGTTCCACCTATCTTGGAATTAAGAGATGAAGAGAAATTTCATGATATTAATGGAAATGTTGTTGACATTGAAACAAGGGGAGAGAGACATAGAAATAAAATATATTTCAAGGTGAAAGATGTAATCAACACATTTAACATGCCAAGTTTAGTTGTAACTTTAAATGATAAAAGATGTAATTATGAAAGAGGATTACATTACACATGTTTTATTCATAATTCTAAAAATGAAGAGACGAATAAACCCTTTAAAAAATCACTATATTTGACATATAAAGGTTTATTACGAGTTTTATTCAATTCTAGGTCAGGAAACGCAGAAAAATTTTCTCACTGGGCAGAAAACAAAATATTCGCAATTCAAATGGGGACAACAGAAGCCAAAAAAAATCTAGGGACAGATAAACCAACATCTGATGTTTCTTGTGTTTATTTATTGTCATTTGGAAAAGTAGGAGCATTGAGAGAAACCTTTAGAATTTCCGTAGAAATAGATGACGACATTGTTGTTCATTTTAAGAAGAAAAAATGAGGACAATGGAAGAGAGAGAATATAAAACACAAATGACCGAATTCACCCTTTGGAAAAAACTAATAATTAATTGAAATTTAGTTTCTCTCTTTACCAGTATAAACATAAAAATTGATTTACATTTTATAATTATTATTTTACAAGACATAAATATAGATAGGCATATATTTTCAAGGCATTTTATATAAAATAAAAAATTGATTTAAATATTTGCCTTTATGCTATCTATAATGATACAAATGCCCTATTTACAAGATAAAATTAATACATTTTTCAAAAAAAGAAATGAAATATTTAAAAAACCACTTGAAAAAATTATAAATGTTATGTTAAATAAGTGTGAATACATTAATGGAGAAAGTTTAGAGAGACATAATTGGGGAAATAATCCAATAAAATTAAACCATATCCCAAAAAACATTAATTCACCTTCATTTGAAGAAGATTTATTAAATGCACTTAATTTAGAAGATAATGAAAAATCAATCATAGAATTATTATGGGGAGATATACAACTTGGAAAAAGAGTTCAAGCATGTATAATTATGTGGATTTCAGTTCATATACTAAAAAGACCAGTTTTATACATTTTTAGAAATTTAACAATAGACCAAAAACAATTACAAGATGATATAGTTGGAACAGAAAACTACAATTTTAATATTCAATTTATAAAAACATTATTTCAAGAATTTAATAATGAACTCCAAGAATATTTTCAAGAAACAAATGTTGAATATTGGAAAGATTATAAACTTCCAGAACTAAAAGATATAAACAGCAATGATATTATTAGCAAATTAAGTAATAAAGAAGCAATTAATTCAAACGACATATTTTGTTGCTTAATGAACCATACTCAGTTAGCAAAACTAAATATGAAATTTAGTGAGTATATTTATCACAATGATGAACTTGTTAATATAACTACTTTAGTCGATGAAAGTGATTTAATGAGCCCTACATCTTCAAATGATAGAACTAATGATAATGATAAAAAAGATTCCACTGCGTGTGAAATATTACTTGCCAAAATATATAAAAAAGTAAAATATGTCCTACATATTACAGGCACAGCACATTCATTGTTATACAATATAACAACTAGATTAAGTGACAATATTGATACACAAATTAAAATATCAAAGGTTCATAAAATGAAAAGATCTGATGATTATTTGGGGTTATTTAATAGTTCTATAAATTTTAACACTACACCTGTTGAATCTTGGTGGGATTATCAAGACACAGAAAATCATAATAAAAAAAAATGTTATGATATTATTGAAGATTATAATGTTAATATAAAACCAATAATAGAAAAAATACTTATAAGACCTACAATTAAATATAATTCATTATTAATAAGTGAAGAAAAAATAAGAGCTAATCAATTTTGTTTAGTAGATGAAATGGTTAAAGATTTTCCCAATTTATTTATCGTAATATATCATGGAAATTGTTTAAGATTATATTTATCAAAAAAATATGAAACTGAAATAAAACGTTGGTCTCAATGGGACTCAAAACAATCATCAACAAGCCAAAGATTATGGCAATCCGGAGGAATATACGGATCATCTATAGACACTGAAAAATCTGAAAAACTATCTAATAATTATTGCTATTTCAATATAAATACCAAAATATTAAATATAAAATTTGTTTATAAAGTATTAAGAATTTTATTTGAAAAAAGTGAGACGCAAATTTTATGTAAAACAATTATAACAATAACAGGCAAATATGGAGAAAGAGGATATTCTTTTACAAGTGACGATTATGATAATTATTCATTACATTTAACAGACCAGTATTTTGTGTCTCACGCATCATTAAACTGCACTGACATTTCACAACGATTAAGATTACAAGGAAAATATAATGATTTAGAACTTAAAAATGGAAATATGAAACTTACTTTATGGACTACTTCTGAATTACAAGACATAATACAGAATTTTTATGTAAAATTTATAAAAGAAATTGAAAGATATATCATGGGATGTGATACTTGGGAAGAAATTAAAGATTTATTAGAAAGCATAATAGACAATGGTGAGTTTAAATTTGGTAAATATATGAAATATATTGATGTGTCAAAGAAACGAAAAAATTTAAAACCAATTAAACATTATGACAGCAAAAATAATGGTTATAAATTATTTGTTATTGATTACATGAATGATAATGAAATAAATGAATTGTGTAAAGAATCTAACTTACCTGATTATAGTTGTATTAATGAAATAAAAGATGATTTAACCCTCGTTGAATTTACTGAAAAATATGGACAAGAATGGATTATCAATACATTTTACAATTTAACAATTGATGAATTAAACGAGCATTTTGATAAAATTGGTAAAAACCAACATAACCCAAGAAAAAATCAAGATGGAAAACATATATGTTCTTTAGCAAATGAAAATTTAAAGGTATGGAGCTATGACGAACTCTATAATAAATTAAAAAATTATGGCAATAATTCACATGGCATTCACAATGGGTTAAAATCAAATAAAAAATATGCGTCACGAGCATGGGTAGGTTATAATAAGAATGGTGGTGAAGTTAGATATATACTTAAAATTGCAGAAAAAACAGGAATTAAATTTTTACCTTTTCATACAAACGATTATATTAAAAAAACACCGTATATTGTTGATGGTGATAAAGTAAAATATTCCATTCTTAAAGAAGAATACAAACAACAAAATAATACTCACGGATATACAAATGAAGACGGTGATGATTTTATAGAAGACGATAATAAATTTCCAGAAAAATATTATTGGAAAACTGTGGATGGTTGGTTATATTTGTATGATAAAGATAAACCAGAAATTATTTCGTTACATATAGTAGCTCCTCTACCTATTAAAAATGCCATACAAACAAACATTTCAACAGAACCATTAATTAATAATGATATATTGCTATTTTCAAATTCGTGTTGTAAAAAAACGGAAAAAACAAACTTAAGATTTGGATTGAAAAATATATTCAATATATATGAAACATGGTGCAAAATAAATGGTAAAAAATGTTTGAAAACGCAGAAAAAATTTAAAGAGGAGTTTGAAAAAATAAATTACAAAGAAGAAAAAAGCAAAGGGGTTGATGTAAATAATAATCCTGGTAAACGAGGTTACAATATTATGGTTTCATTATCTACATCAACTTAGATGTAATTTACAAATATTAATAATATGAAAGATTATATTATTAATTCTTTTATTTTACAGGATAACAATACACTAATAGATATATATAATTATATAAGGCAACGGCATGATAACTCAGTTGAAATAAATGATATAAAAATAGAATTGACTAAATTAATTAAAAAAAGCATTATTTTTTTTTATAACAAAAAATATAAATTATCGACCGAAGGAAATGTAATATTAAATGACCATAAGTATTATTATTTAAAAATTATTATTAACTTTTATAAAAAATACAGCAAAAATAATATAAAATATGAATTAAAAGAGATTAGACAAGAACAAAAACAATTGAGAAATTATTTAATTGCTAATAAACCACAAATTTGTATAATTTGTGAAAAAAAACTACCATTATGTTTATTAGAAACAGCACATCTAAAACCAAGATGTATTTTAAATAGTAACGAAAAAAATGATAAAAATAGTGTAGAATTTATGTGTAGATATTGTCACAGTTTATATGATAATGGATTTTTAGCTGTTTATAAAGGATTATTACAAGTTTCAACATTTATCAATCAATATGATTTGCATTATAACAAAAACAAACAAATGCCTTGTTACAATTTACAAAATGAAACATATTTTATTTTTCATTATAATTATATTTATAAAATAAGAAAATGTTAATCCTTCCTCTCACATTATGGATTATATCCATCACCCCCCGTAAAATACCAACGCAAAGACAAATATTTTGAAAATTTTTCACTTAATCCATTTGAGCCAACCATTTTTAAATTGGGACCTGCATTTGTTATCTGATTGATTTGTGCCGTTCCGAGTGCGTAATTGTAATACCATAGATTTGACAAAAAACCATCGTATCCCCCATTCATCGAAACATAAATATCTCCATAGTTTTGTTTGGGCACGCCAGACAATTCTGTGCTTCGTGTTATGGTTCCATTGATATAAACATTCATCTTATTATTTTGACAACGAATGATGACATTGACCCATTTATTCAAAGGAATATTTGGAATGACAATCTCTTCATTTATTTCATTATACGAATTCATGATTACAGCTAGAGAATTAGTATGCGGTAAAATGTATAACCCCGGTGCATTGTTGGGGAAATTTTTTCCCATAGAGTCTAATTGATAGTTTCCTTTATGAAAAACGTGTCTATATTGTCCATCCAAATACTGTAAATTATCAATAAAAATCCATACAGACCATGTGAATTCAATACCGTCCGTGGCATTTACAGAACGATAAATTGTGGCAGCATTGTTTAAACTCGGATCTTGTGGAAAAATAATCATTTGTTTGGCATCAATCATTCCATTAATTAATTTTGGTGAATTACTAGATGACAATAACCAACCAATAAAAGACATTCCTAAACGTAGTAATATGATAAAAAGAAATAAAATTAAAAATAAAAATGACACTTTGGCAATAATGCTATTTGACTGTAAAAATTCTTTTGTTCCATATACTACTTTAGTTTCACTCATTCTATATAATAAATAAAAATATTATATTTTGATGCTACTTGTTGTTGTTCCATTTTCTAAAACAGAGACTTGCACTTGATAACCTCCAAATATATTTCCGAGAATGCTGCTTCCATACCCTTGTGTATATATATTCCAAGCATCCTGAGGATTTAATGAATTTGGCCAATATTGGAATTTAGATGTCCAACCAGAGAATCCTCCCTTTGGTGTAATGTATACATTTGCGTTTGTATTGACCATTGCGATTCCAGGCAATAAACATGTCTTCACTAATTTGCCATCAATATATACATCCAACGTTCGACCATAAACGCTAATTAAGAGATTCACCCATTTTTGAATAGGAACATTTGCTACATTACATGTATGAACAACAGATGTTGCTTGTCCAGATATGGTTGTAGATGATGTATTTGAATCAAGACCAGGATAGCAGCCTAATGCAATGGATAAATTATTTTCAATGGCACCTAATACTACAGCCGGGCAAGGGTCTAAGCCATTTACATTATCAATGGAACCGCTGCCATCAGCACTAATTTTGCCCATTCTTCCATAAATAACTTTTGGTTCTCCATAACGATAATTCCAATCATTTACATAAAACCAAATTGAATACGCAAAATTATTGCTTGCCGCATTTGTTCCATTTGTTGCTAAACTGGACGCTTGTATTGTGGTTAAATTTTGTCCGTTGATTACATTTTGTTGTAAAGTGTTAATGTCTTGAAACATGTATCTAAATAAACTATAAATAATAAGTATCACAAATACTATAAAAATAATTGATTTCAATTCCATTTATATATTATTCATATATTTTTCTCGCATTTTTCGCATTTACAATGTTTTGATAAAAGGAGGAGTCGTGTTTTTCAATGTTTCATATAAATAATAGACATTTGTAATTGTCAATGGATTTGTAAAATATACTAAATTACATATTCCTCCATCTATTCCGTTATTTGTTCCTACTGTTAAATTGTCTAATGTAATATATGGGATTACTTCAATGTTAGATTTTACTAATTTTCCATTTACAAATACGTCTAATGTGCCGCCAGCATAATTCAATGTAATATTATTCCATTTTTGAAGAAGAACATTTTTTTGTTTGTATAAAATACGATTATTATTATCATCTACATCTGTTAATTTTTGATGATGAAAACCAGTGTTTTTCATAGTTATCATCAATGTATTTGTGCTTCCATTATATAAAATATTTGGTTTATCGCCATAATTTAAAAGTGAAGTGAATTTATTGTAATTGGAATTTGTGCTAGGAGAAAAAGCATTGATAAAAACCCAAAATGACATGCCATATTGATAATGTGAATCATTATTTCCATTTAATTTTTCATAAGACGCAACAACTGATTCATTATTTGTAGGCATTGGATTTGATATGATTTGAGTGCCTCCTTGTAAATTCACTCTTTTTTCTATAAATGGCAAAATAAGTGATAGTATCCACAATATAATAATGATTACAAATAAAACAAAGGCATTTTTAATTGTAGGTGTGTATTCATATATTATTTTTTGTTTTGATGTTGATGATTTAGTTGAGGGGGTGGTGGATGAGAAAAAATCAAATGGCGATGTAATTAAACATGGAATGTAAAACATAACGCTTAGAACGAGGTCAATTCCTTCTTGAAATTTTGTAGGGGTTTGGGTTTTAATATAATTTGTTCCAATTGTTAAAATTTTATATATGAGACTTAATGCGAAAATAATCATTATTGAGTTTAATATTCCAGTTGCTATAGTAGAACGACTAGAAAAACTTTGAAATGTTCCAATTAACCATACAATTAACAAGGACGAAAATATTAGTCCAAATACCATTATAAGAATTCGTTTCATTGCGTCGGATTTATTTGAGAAAGAAGTCGAAGTCATTGATGGCACCAAGTTTTCCGTTTCATCTATAAATAATTTAATTCCGAAAAATAACACCCATCCTGTGAAAATTATTAATAACAATATAATTATTAATATTGACATTGGATTATTTTCAAATCCACCTGGAAAATATACAATGCCGGCTACTACGATGATTATAAAAATAATAAATACTAAAATATTGTATATCACAAATTTATCTCTGTTGAATACGCTTATAAGTGAAGATGTATTGGGACTAGTGCCTGTGCTATCTGATAAATTGATTGAAAATACCAAAAATAAAAACCCGAATACCATCATTGCAATGGCAACTGAAAATGTTTGACCAAAATATTTCGTCATGTATCCACCAGGATTTATTGTGTAAAATATAATAATAATTGTAATTAGACACAATAGTAAAATAAAATACTTTAGTCTTTCATAGTTCACGTTTATATCTGATCCGAATAAAGACGTTTGTTTGAAAGAATACATGAATGATCCCATTCCAAATAAAATTAATAATGGAAATATAATAGCAGCATATGTGTTTTGAGTATCTTTTGGGGTTAAATAGAAAAATGTAATTAAGAATATGATGTATATGATGACATACAAAACATTGGAAATTTGATATATACCTTTAAATAATTCTTTGAATTCTGGCATGCTCAATAAAACCCAACATATGCAACCTAATACTATTAAAAATGTAATGATTGAAAACACAATTGCCGAATTTGTTTGATTTTCTTGGGCTGACAATTCACCTGGCATAGGTGTAGTCGGAAAACGTCCATTGTTTAATAATAACATTAACGTACAAATTGACATAAAAATCATAAAAATTGTAAAAAGCATGTAATATTTATTTTTTTGGTTTATTTTTGGGCTTATTTTCGCATCTATTTTATTGTCTGTAAATAAATAAATAATGATTGGTGTGGCTAATAAAAAACACATTATTATTAAAAATGGGGTATATTCTATTATTTTGTAATGCAGCAATAATGATAACAGAATAATGGTTATAATAAATACAATAAATAGAAACCAATTCGTTGTTGTTGTTATTTTCGACAATGGTTCCAACATGGTGTTTATTGTATTATTAAAATTTTTTTCCAATAATAATGCGGTTGCTACTTGGGCTTCTTGTGATGCTTCTTTTGCTTTTTGTGCTGCTTCTTCTTTTGCCTTTTTTTCTTGTGATTCTTTTTCTTTTTTTGCTGCTTCTTCTTTTGCTTTTTTTTCTTGTGCTGATTTGTTTACGGCTTCTTCTGACTCTTTTATTTGTTGGGTTAATTTGTCTATTTCATCGGATACGGATGATATTTCTTTTAAGGTGTTTGTTATTTTTTTTTCAGTGTTAACTAAACTCGATTGTAAAATTTGTATTTCTTCTTCGAGTTGTCTTTTATTATCTTGATCTATTTTTTTTTCATCTTTTTTCTTACCTCTATTTTTTAATATTGTTTCTAGTTTTTTTTTAAACTCTGCTAATTCTACTTTATTCATAGAGTTTTTTTCAATTGTATCTTTTTTTTTAGTTAATTCTATTCCATTATCTTCATTATCTGCGTTATCTGCGTTATCTGCGTTATCTTCATTTATAGAGTTTTTTTGAATTGTATCTTTTTTTTTAGTTAATTCTATTCCATTGTCTTCATTATCATTTATATCTTCCTGATTTTGTTGTTTGCGCGTTGTTTCTTCTCGTTTAGAAGGATTAGTAATCATCTCTGTTCCGGGTCCTGTTCCTAGACCTAAATCGCCATTATTATTATTATTTAAAATTTTTTCCAAAGAATTAATTTGCGTCAGAGTTGTGTTTTTTTCTAGTTCGAATGAAGCTAGGTCTTGTTTTAATTCTTTTAATTTATTTTGTTTACTGTATTGTTCTTTTTTTAATAATTGTAATGCATCTATTTTATCTATTGCGTCCTTTTCATTTGATATTAATGGTGCTGATGCTGGAACTAGTGGTGCTGATGCTGGAACTACTGGTGCTGATGCTGGAACTAATGGTGCGGAGTATAATAACATTAAAGAGAGTTGATTTGTTGTGTTGTCGGGCAATTGATTTTCTTCTAACTCTTGTAACTCTAACATTTTGGATCTTAATATTTCTTTCTCTTGACAAACTTTGTTAAAATAATCATTTTTATAATTGTTTTTATACACATCGCATATATCTGTAAGGGGAATTAATGCTAACGCCAATTTACTAGAAATATAATGTGGATATGTATTATACCTAACAAATTTATTAGAATTCGGTTTGGTGATATCATAATAACCATCAGGCAGATTATCTATAAATAAATAATAAGTTTTTTGTGATACAATTGTATCATCCTTTATTTTGAAAGCAGGTTTTCCATAATGTAATGATATTCTGTCAATGTCTTTTTGATTTACCTTAATTTTACTATCATATTCTGATCTTCTTAATGGATTAAAATTTTCAGGCATTTGAAGTCCTGCTTGTTCTAGGGTTAATTTAAATGTTGTCTTATCATCACGACTTGTTTCAAATATGCCAACTGGCACAACTGGGGCTTTTTGTTTATCTTCGTCATTATTTATAAATATTAAAAGTTTTTGGTTTACAAATATATATATAACAACGATTTTTATCAACGATTCGTCTTCTGATTTTTCTTCGTCTTGTTTTGTTGCGTTGTCTTGTTGTGCTAATGGTGGCGGCGGCGGTGGTGCTAATGGTGGTGGCGGCGGTGACTCCTTTGACCATATAAGTTCATGAAATCTTTTATTTATCTCTACGAATGCGTCCTTATGTCTTAATGGATGATCGTGTCTATGTAAAACCCAATGTTTATCATTTAAATTACAAAAAGTAAAAGTGGGTATATTTGAATTATTATTATTTGAGTCAAAAATGTAATTAATTTCTTGTTGATGGAGTAATATTCTATAATTAATTTTTAATAACTTACCAAGTATTAATAAATCATCATCTGCAGCCCATTCACCGTCTTTTTTTATATATTCTGAATACTCAAGTAAAGTCATTTTTTGGTTATTTAAAGTAATTATCTCTTTTAATCCAAATACATTTAATATGTTAATATATTGTGAGGTGGTTGGTATACTTGATTTTATATTGTAAAGGTTAGAATAAATTTCTGATACATACCTTCGAAATGTATTCGCAAGTTGAATAACTGTATCATTATATTCTTTTATATCTTTTGGAGACATATTGTCAAAGTCCCACGATATTGGATAAAATATTTGAGCAACAGATTCAAATAAACAATTACCTGTAGCTTTATTTTGAAAAAATAATGTTCTGTCATTACAATCGGGATTTTTTGATTCACCAGACATACTAATATATTAAGACATTATCTTTTCTTTATCTAAACACTTTGTCTACACTACACTACAAATTTTCCATTGCAGTTTTGCATCCATGACATTCGCGACATAAAGCAACTAAATTAGACACTTCATTTGTTCCGCCATTGTCCAACCGTATTTTATGATCTACTTCAAACCATGCGTTCAATTGTTTGTTACATTCACCACATTTCCATTGTTGTTGTGATGCTACAAACTTTTTCTTCGTTTCACTTACAGAGCGCTTTGTCCCCATTTTGCCTGAATTCATCATTCTTCTCTCTCCATTTATATTACCACCACCACTGTATCCAATGTCATTATCTAAACTTGATGTGCTAGTAAAATCAAAAATGGGAGAGAACATGTCAATCGACGATTTATCAATAGGCATATATTTTACCATATTGTTTGCGTATAACAACATATTTTTCCCTTGAACAGGATTTCGTTTCATCAATAAATACACACTGATGCCAATCACCCCAAAAAATGCCATTTGATAATATTTTTTCCAAGACATTATTATTTTTAAATATTTCCCATCATGATATGTATTATATATAAGAAATGCTGTAATTCCCAAGACAAATAATTCTAATTTCATTATTATTATATAACTCTTAAAATAAAATGAATGAAATGAAATGCCTAAATATAAGTTCAGACATCAGACATCAAGATATTTTAATTTACGTGATGTGTTGTGTTTAGTAGATTTTGTTGATTTCCATGATTTATTGCTTAATGTTATATTTTTATTTTTTCGCATAGTTTTTGTAATTGGATTTTTAAAGAGGGTTGTAAATTTATTCATTTCTTTGAGAACTTTGGAAACAGTAATGACTTTGTCACCATTTTTATATAAAACATTCAAATACAATGATTTAATAAAATTAAAAATTTTAATGTCATTTTTAGTGCTGGTTTTATAATTGTCATAAATAATTTCCATAATTGGATAATATGTCATCATTAATCCCCATACATCCACATTTTTAACAAATATAGTATTTAAATATTCCTTTGGATTAAACGCAAGTAAAATTTTCACAATATAATTAGTAATATAAGGAAGTGTATAAGTTTTTTCAAAAAAAATGTTATTGTTTTTTTCTTGTGGATGGTTTTTTTCAAAAAACATGAAAAATATATGTGTAATGTATTTAAAATGTCCTAGTCCTCGTATTTCATTCCATTCAGTTATATAATTTAAAACAAATGGCATTAATTTTGCGCGTGTAATTTTTCCATTAGACTTATTTAAAAAATTGGAATATTTTTCTTCAAACTTATTTGAAAAAATAATTATTGAAAATGGCACATTAAACTGCAATGGACGATTTTTCCAATTTTCTGGCAAGTCTTCGTCTTTTTTTGGATTATATATAACAGCCAATCCCCAATCAATCAGTTTAGCTTGTAATGAATGATCTTTTTTACGTGAGATTAAAACATTAGAGTCTTTAATATCGCTATGATAAATATTTAATTTATTCATGGGAATAATGCCATTCACGTATAATTGAATCATAGACTTATTTATTTCAATAATTTCTTCATACGCAGAATGTCTATATATAAAATTATCAAGAGCTTCTCCTCCATCAGGAATATTAATCAATAATAATTTATCAAGAGATTTGTTAATATTGGTAGACATAATGCCATCTTTTGGCAAGGCAGAACATTTTTTAAAATCTGTTAAATCCGATTTTGTCAATTTCTCTGGCTCACAAATAGTGAACCCATCAATAATAAAATAATTCGTGTAATTAGGTATTTTATTTAATATATTTTTTAATAACAAGACTTCATTATATTCAGCTAACGCATGTTTTCTTGTCATTAATTTTGATATTTTATTGGGTTCTCTATCATTACCCATTTTACATTTTAAAGACGGTCTAAATACGCATCCAAACCCTCCGGAAGCTATTGTTTTTCCTCCTTCTGTCATCTTATTTATTATACAAATAATAAATAAATATTACTAATATTACAATTATTATTATGTAAATGACTTTCTCTCTGAGTTTATAATTAAAGGTGTCTTGTTTATAATTTTGATAATATTGAATATAAAAATCGTGTAATGATATCGTAGGTTTTTCCATTTTTTCGTTGATTTTATTGTGAATAAAATGCACCCATTTGATAAATGTTTCGCGTGTATCCAAGTATGGCGCAACTGGATATGTTTCTATTAATTTTGAAAAATGTGTTGAAATGTCTTCTATAGGCAAAAATATATGAAAATTTTGAATCAATTCATAATATTTTTTCTTGGTTACAGCATTTGGATAAGATGGGTATGAAATGGCAATTGTATGTAAAAAACCCCAATACCATTTTCCCCAAATTTGCGGGTTTAAAACACTGTCGTTTTTTTGAGAATTATTTATGGCATTGTGTGTGGTTCTATTTAATGCCATATAACTTAAATAATATAAAAACATGATGAATTTTAACATATTACATGAATGTATGCAATAATTGTAAAAAATGTGGTCACTTGTTCCACAATTGTAAATATCCTATTATGAGTTATGGAATTATATTATTTAGAAAAAAAAATGAAATTAATGAATTTTTGATGATTCGGCGAAAGGATAGTTTTGGATATATAGATTTTATTAGAGGAAAATATTCACCTTATAACATTGAACATATACAAAGCATTATTGATGAAATGTCTCTTTCTGAAAAAGAGAGAATATTGACACTTTCATTTAATGAATTATGGAATTTAATGTGGGGTAATGTTTCAAACAATCAATATTTAAATGAAGAAATGATATCTAGTAAAAAATTTGATTTGATAAAAAGCGGAGTTGTTGTCAATGATGAGATTATAACACTTGAAATGATTGTTAAAAAAAGTAATACGGTATGGACAGAAACCGAATGGGAATTTCCGAAAGGTCGCCGGAATAGTCGTGAAAAAGATTTGGAATGTGCATTGAGGGAATTTAAAGAAGAAACTGGTATATATTGTGAAACTATATGTGTTGTTCAAAATGTATTGCCTTTTGAAGAAACATTTATTGGAACAAATCATAAATCTTATAAACACAAATATTTTTTGGCATATATGGATGAAATTAATGATGACATATTGAATTATCAAAAAACAGAAGTAAGCAAGATTGAGTGGAAATCATTTCAAAAATGTTTAGAAAATATTAGACCTTATAATTTAGAGAAAAAACAATTAATTTCTAATGTACATAAATTATTAAATGAATATAGTTTATACTAATTATGTCGACATGTAAAGGGTTGTCCGAAAATGCGTGTGGAATAAAAGAAGATTGTTCTATTGTTGTGCGAGGCAAAACTACCTATTGTCGATTAAAACCTAAAAAGCATGCGCCTATTGCTGAACCTATTGTTGAACCTATTGCTGAACCTATTGCTGAACCTATTGCTGAACCTATTGTTGAACCTATTGTTGAACCTATTGCTGAACCTATTGCTGAACCTATTGCTGAACCTATTGCTGAACCTATGGTTGAACCTATTGCTGAACCTATTGTTGAACCTATTGTTGAACCTTCTAGTGCTTTTCAAGAGTCTGATATAGAAGAGACTCAGTCTAAACAAGAATCAGAAGAAGAATCAGAACAAGAATCAGAAGAAGAATCAGAACAAGAATCAGAACAAGAATCAGAACAAGAAGAAGAATCAGAACAAGAACAAGTGTCAACCCAAGCATGCACAGACAATGAATTTTCAAAAGAATGTAACTTAATTAAAATTAAAAAAGAATTAAAAGAAGGTCTTTATGAAAATGAAACTGAGAATACTTATTTATATCCTAATTTAAATGACCCAAATTTTAATATAAAAATCGCAACAAAAAAAGAATTTAATGATACGAAATACGATGGAACAATACATTCAAATGTAAAAAAACAGGCTGAAATGTTAAGCACCGCAGAATTTGAATTATCGCCACATCAAGCATTCGTTAAGAATTTTCTTTCTTTTCAAACACCCTATAATAGTTTATTATTGTATCATGGATTAGGAAGTGGTAAAACATGTTCAGCAATTGGTGTCAGTGAAGAAATGCGTGATTATTTAAAACAAATGAATAATGTAAAACGAATTATTATTGTTGCGTCTGAAAATGTTCAAGAGAATTTTCGTCTTCAATTGTTTGATGAAAGAAAACTAAAAGAAAAAAATGGTGTTTGGAATATTACTAATTGTATTGGAAATAAATTATTGAGAGAAATCAATTCCACGAATTTGACAAGAGATAAAATTATATCTGAAATTAATGCTATTATTGACAATTCTTATTTATTTATAGGTTATATAGAATTCGCGAATTTTATTTTAAGAAAAGCAGGCTCTGGTGATTTAAAAATACAAAAAGAACGATTGAAACGAGAATTTGACAATAGGTTGATTATTATAGATGAAGTTCATAATATTCGTGTTACTGACAATACTGAAAATAAAAAGGTTGCCATTAATTTGGAAAAATTGGTAAAATCCGCTGATAATTTACGATTATTGTTATTATCAGCAACACCAATGTTTAATACATATGAAGAAATTATCTGGTTGTTAAATTTGATGAACCTTAATGACAGGCGTTCAACTATAAAACATGAGGATATTTTTGATAAGTTTGGAAATTTTAAGCAAGGTGGAAGAGAGACATTGATACGAAAAGCAACAGGATATGTCTCTTTTGTAAGAGGTGAAAATCCATATACTTTTCCATATCGGGTTTATCCAAAAGATTTTTCTTTGGAAAATACTTTTTTTGATAAAAGAAATAAATATCCAACGATTCAAATGAATGGTGATGTAATTGAACATCAATCACGTTTGAAAATATTAAATATATTTTTGGGTAAAATCGGAACATATCAATCACTCGTGTATAAATATATTACAAACAGAATTAAAAATAAAAAGGATGCGTTGAATATTATACTTGGATATAGTTTATTGCAGCGACCATTAGAGTCACTTATTATGACGTATCCTCATAATGAATTAACAGATGAATCTTTTATTTTATCTAGTTCTATGTCTTCTGTGTCTCCTGTATCTCCTGTATCTTCTGTATCTCCTGTATCTTCTGTATCTTCTGTATCTTCTGTATCTTCTGTATCTCCTGTGTCTTCTGTATCTTCTTCTGTATCTCCTGTGTCTTCTGTATCTTCTTCTGTATCTCCTGTGTCTTCTGTTTTACTTAAAGAAGCATTACCAGAACTATCGTCTTTAAATGAAGCATCAGAACTATCGTCTTTAAATGAAGCATCAGAACTATCGTCCTTAAACGAAGCATCATCATTATCAGAACTATCGTCCTTAAACGAAGCATCACCGGAAGCATCATCATCATCAGAACTATCGTCCATAGAACAAAAAGGTGGTGCAATAAATATGGATGAATTAACAGGTAAACAAGGAATAGAACGAGTCATGAATTTTGAAAATAAATCAAATTATGAATATAAACCACAGATTGAAGAAAAATATGGAAGAATTTTCTCTCTTTCTGAAATTGGCAAATATAGTTTTAAAATTGAAGCAATATTGAATTCTATTATACAATCCAAAGGCATCATTTTAATTTATTCACAATACATTGATGCTGGGTTAATTCCAATGGCGCTTGCGTTGGAAGAATTGGGATTTACCAAATTTGATGGTAACTCTCTCTTAAAAACAAGTCGTCCCAAAATAAATGTAGATACAATGAAACCGGACTCATCAAAAAATAAAAAAACAGCAAAATACGCAATGATTACTGGAGATGTAACATTATCGCCAGACAATATTTCTCTCATAAAAGAATTGACAGATAAGAAAAATAAATATGGAGAAATTGTTAAAGTCATATTGGTTTCAAAAGCAGGAACTGAAGGAATTGATTTAAAATTCATTCGTCAAGTTCATATATTGGAACCTTGGTATAACATGAATCGTATTGAACAAATTATAGGACGTGCTGTTCGTAATTTTAGTCATAAAGATTTACCTTTCGAAGAGAGAAATGTCCAGATTTTTTTACATGGAACTTTATTAGAAAATAAAGAAGAAGAGGCGATAGACTTGTATGTGTATCGCATTGCAGAACGCAAATCAATTCAAATAGGAAAAATAAGTCGCATTTTAAAAGAAACCGCGGTGGATTGTATTGTCAACCATGGACAGACTAATTTCACACAAGAAATAATAAATAATGAAATAAAAGGAGAAATTACACAACATCTTTCAAATGGAATGGAAATGCGTGATTTTAAAATAGGGGATCAACCATATTCATCTGCGTGCGATTACATGAAAAATTGTCATTATAATTGCACCCCATCTGTAGAAATAAATGAATATAATTTAAATGAAGACACCTATAATGAAAATTATATTATGATTAATTCAGAGAGAATTAATCAAAAAATAAAAATGCTATTTAGAGAAAATTTTTTTTATATAAAAAAAAGATTATTGCAATTGATTGATGTTCCTAAAACATATCCTCTTTCTCAAAAATATGCAGCATTAACTTTTATGATTAATAATTCTGAACCTATTATGGATAAATATGACAGAATGGGGTATTTAATTAACATTGGAGAATATTATTTATTTCAACCGAAAGAAATTCTCAATCGTCATGCCTCACTTTTCGAGAGAAGTGTGCCAATTGATTACAAACATAAATCTGTTGAATTTACAATTAAACACGATGTTGTAAAAGAAGTCATTGATAAAAGGCATTTACCTAAAATGGAAACAGAATCAATATCTGAATTTCGTGAATTAAAAAACATTTATGAATCATTTTTGGAATATAAAAGAGATCCAAGTAAAAAAATACCTCGCGATGACAATGACATTTGGTATTTATATTATGGGGTTATCATGAACAAAATGCCTGAATTTTTCGATTTAATAAAAACAGACATGCCAATATCTTCTGAAAAAATGATTGAATACTTCATTGAACATATGTTTGATGTTTTGCCTTTTCAAAAAAAACACAAGGTGTTGAATTATTTATATTTGTTGGAAGAAATGGAAGAAGATAGTTTTGAAATGTTGGCAAGAGAGTATTTTATCAGACATAGCATTACAATTCGTAAATCTAAAAAGACAATGACTGTTATTTTATTATATGACAACTTAAAACAAAAAGAAAATGATGTAGTGTTTGTCTTAAAAAATAAATCCTGGATTGAAACAGAATTAGAGGATAAGAGAGAAATATTAGAAAGTCCAGAAGCGATGAAATGGCAAATTGATAAAGGTCAACTGAGTGATGTAGTTGGATTTATTGGATATGAAAGTAAAAATAAATTCATGGTGTTTAAAACAAAAGATATACGTTCAACCCGTAATTCAGGTGCGAGATGCGATCAAGCTGTTAAACACATACAGGTTGAAAATCTAAATAAAATCATTGGAATTCCGGAATTATTTAACAAGGAAAATACGAAAAAAAAAACCGGAGTTGAAATGTGCATTTTACAAGAAGTAATTTTAAGACATTACAATTCTATTCGCAAAAATGGGAAGAATTGGTTTATTTCAAGCGACATTGCTTTATATAACAAATTTTAAAAATTGAAATAAAAGATTATACTATTATAAAGTATAACAATATGATGAAACAAAGAAACAAAGATGCCAAATTATCAACAATTTATTCAAGATGTTTAATTACGCGAAACGTTGTGTTGCCAATTACGTCAATTGGTACAAACATTAGAGAAATAATTAATAAAAAAATTAATGATAATTATGAAGGAAAATGTTTGGTGGAAGGTTTTATTGAGAAAAATTCAACCAAAATTGTATCGCATTCATCAGGATTAATACAGCGTGGAACAAACATTACCTTTGTAGTTGTGTTTGAATGTAATGTGTGTTTTCCAGTTGAAGGCACTCTTATATCATGTATTGCTAAGAATATTACAAAAGCAGGAATTCGTGCTGAAAGTTCGGATGAAATACCTAGTCCGATTGTAGTGTTTATTGCGAGAGACCATCATTATAACAGTGAACAATTTAATGAAATTAAAGAAGGGGATAAATTTACGGCAAGAGTTATCGGACAACGATTTGAATTGAATGATAAATATGTTTCTATTATTGCTGAATTAAAAGTGGAGAGAAAAATAGAAAGGAAACCAATTGAGAGTAAAAAAGCAAAGGGTATATTAATAAAAAATGATGTTGTCTTGTCAGAGGATTCTGAATCTGATGAAAATTAGTTTTGTAATAACAGTTTAAAAATACAGTGATACTTATTTTCAATGAACGAAGTTGAAATGAACTATATTAAAGATAAAATTGAGAACATGAATAAATTTAACCAGATTGAAATTTTACGCATTTTTAATAAATTTAAGATGACACTAAATGAAAATAAATACGGGGTTCACATTAATTTAGCGGATTTATCAAAAGAGTTGAATGATGAATTGATTAATTATATTAATTATGTGAATGAACAAGAATTAACATTGTTAAATGTAGAAAAACAAAAAGAAACATTTAAAAGTGCTTTTTTTACTTCTTAGGTAAATAGTTTAAAAACTTGACAGCATAATTATTAAATGAATGATGAACTATTGAACGATTTAAAACAATTCATGTTTTATGATAGACCTCCACAGTTGAACATTCCTGTAGAACATCGAGAGAATCTCGTGCCCATTGTTGTTCCCAGTGTTGTTGTTCCCAGTGTTGTTGTTCCCAGTGTTGTTGTGCCTATTGATGTGCCTACTTCTGAAATAAATAAACTCCCAAAAATAAACAAAAAACAAATCTTTACACCACATCAAAAAGATACATTATTTTGGTGTTTTTATAAAATTATACATGATGAATTGCCAGACAATATAAACATTGCAATGGAAAAAACATTGAAAATACAATATGTGGAAAAAATGAGAAAACATAAAGAATTAATAAAAAAACATAAAATCGCATCTATTTCACATCTCGAAAATCAACTCGCTAATGAAAATGTTATAGATATTGCCGTTTTTTTTGTTCTTTCTCTCATTCATAAGTTAAATGTCGTTTATGTAAAAAACAACACATATTTTGAATTAATTGAAAACGAAGAATCGGAATTACCTATTTATATTATTTACTTTTTAGAACAGTCAAAATATGGATATTCCACAACAATAGACAAGACCTCATATAATCTATTTTACAAGATTGATAATCCAAATAAACCAATTAAGGCTATATCTTCTTATAAAGTTTCTGAATTAATAGAAATATGTAATAAACTGTCTATTGAAACAGACGAATTAAAAAATAAAAAGCATTATTACGAAGCAATTATAAAAAAAATTGATTAATAATATATATAAATATATATGTTATTAATATATAAATGAGTAACATAAATATAGACGCCAAAAAAAGAGCCGTCAGAGAAATTAAAGCAATCAATGAAAGATTGGATGAAATTGAAGAATTGCATAATAATAATAAAATGGAAAATACTTATTATCTTGACGCAAAAAAAAATTTAGAAGAAGACAAGGACAAATATGAAAAACAACTTAATAAACTTAGTGAAAAAGATAAAAAAAAACAAGGTAAAAAAGAGCAAAGTAAAAAGGAAGAAAAAGAAGAAGAAAAAAAACAAGATAAAAAAGAGCGAAGTAAAAAGGAAGAAAAAAAAAATAAAAAGGAAGAAAAAGAGCGAAGTAAAAAGGAAGAACAAGAGGAAGAAAAAAAACAAGATAAAAAAGAGCGAGAACAAGAGGAAGAAAAAGAGCAAAGTAAAGAGGAAGAAAAAGAAGAACCAGAAGAAAAAGAAGAACCAGAAGAAAAAGAAGAACCAGAAGAACAAAAACCATTAGAAAAAAACCTTTTACAAAAACAATTTGCCTCATTAATTGATGAATATTATAAATTACAACCCTTTTTGACTAAGAATGGCACACCATATAAAGAATTAGAAGTAAGGTTTGGAACAAAAGGCATCAAACCACTTACTAAAAATGATTATGACAATGTTATTATGAAATTAAAATCACTTGGATTTACATGTGATAATGAATCAGGCATGTATAGTTTGCGCATTCAAAAAGAAATGTTGGACAACAATGGGACATTTCAAATGGCAAATATAAGAACTGAAATTAATACTATTGAATCTATTAGACAATATTGTAAGACAAATTCACTTTCATCTATTTATTCTATTAAATTCACAAAAAAAAATTTTGTGAAATCATCAAACAATGAAATAATTAGAACTGTAAACATGGATGATTGGAATTTTCGAATTTCTCTTCAAAATGAAGTGGAATACAGCAATAATCGTTACATAAAAACAGATTGGGCATCAAGTAAAAAAACATTTCGATACATTAATCGTGTTACATTTACACACCCAGATTATCCTGTAAATGTGGATGTTAGTATTGTTAAAAATTCTATTAGAAAAGGGAGAGACTTTATAAAAACAGTAACTGTGCAAGAGTCCGGCGTGTTTACAAATCCGGAAATATATGAAATTGAATTAGAAATTCAAAATTCCAAAATTGGTCCTGGAACTAAATTTAATACAGCAGCATCTATTTTACAAATGTTGAAAACCGTGATAAAATTTGTATTGTCAGGATTACAAGGGACAAATTATCCCATTTCATACAAAGAACAACGCGATGTAATGAATTTATACATGCGACTTTTATTTCAAGAAAATTACAATGAACGACAACGAATTTATAATAGTAATTTTATTGGTCCATCTTCATATACATTGCAAATGTCAAATATTACAGAAATAAACGAAAATAACACAATTCCAAACATTCGCACAAATTACACAGTGACTGAAAAAGCGGATGGAACTCGCAATCTATTATTCATTTGTTCTAATGGCAAAATATATTTAATTAACACAAACATGCAATTAATGTTTACTGGTGCGACTACAACAAATAAATCAATATTAAATACTCTTATAGATGGAGAATTGATTTTATATGATAAAAATGGGCTATATATTAATTTATATGCGGCATTTGATTTATATTATCATGCCGGAAAAGATGTTCGATCCTGGAGTTTTATACAAAAAACAAAAGAGGATAAATCCAGGTTAACCTTGTTGAAAAATATTATTAAAACATTAGCACCAGAGTTAACGTCAACCTTAATTCGCATAGAATGTAAACAATTTTATCCATCAAATCCAGAAAAACACAACATATTTGAAGCATGCGATACAATTTTAACTCGTGAAAAAGACAATTTATTTGAATATAATACAGATGGATTAATATTTACACCCGCATTTATAGGGGTAGGTTCAGACATTGTTGGTAAAGCAGGACCTCTTAAAAAAATTACATGGGAACATTCTTTTAAATGGAAACCACCGCAATATAATACAATTGATTTTCTGATTAACACTGTGAAAACCTCTTCTGGAAAAGACATTATTACACCCTTGTTTGAATCTGGCAACAATAAAGATTTGTCGGAATATAAACAATTAATATTATTGTGCACTTTTATACCAAATAAACATGGTTATATAAATCCATGCCAAGATGTGATTGATGGGAAATTGCCAGAATATGAAAATAAAGAAGAAGATAATCAAGATTCAAAAGCAGTTCCAATGCAGTTTTACCCGACGAATCCATCTGATCCAATGGCAGGAATTACTAATATTTTATTAAAACCAGATGACAATTATGATGCGCAAATGTTTTCAGAAGAACACGAATTGATTGAAGACAATACTATTGTTGAATTTAAATATGAAATGGATAGAGAATCCGGATGGAGATGGGTTCCTCTTCGCGTAAGACATGATAAAACCGCAGAATTGCGACAAGGATTAAGCAATTACGGAAACGCGTATCACGTAGCAAATAGCAATTGGCAATCAATTAATAATCCTATTACAGAAACAATGATGTCAACCGGAAACAATATTCCAGATGTAAGTGTAAGTGATGATGTATATTATAATAAAGGGACAAGTATGGGGGTCTCAAAAACAAGGGCTTTGCGAGATTTTCACAATTTATATGTGAAAAAAAAACTTATTACAGGAGTCTCTAAAAAAAAGGACACCTTGATTGATTATTCTTGTGGAAAAGGAGGCGATTTTTCAAAATGGATTGATTCTCATTTGTCTTTTGTATTTGGTGTTGACCTTTCGAAAGACAATTTGGAAAATAAATTGGACGGCGCTTGTGCTCGTTTCTTAAATTATCGTAAAAAATTCAAAAGAGTTCCAGATGCGTTGTTTGTCAATGGAAATAGTGCGAATAATATTGCGTCAGGTCAAGCAATGCTAAATGACAAAGCAAAGGAAATTACATTGGCTGTGTTTGGAAAAGGACCATATAATGAAGAGAAATTAGGAGCAGGGGTGTATAAACAATTTGGCAAAGGAGCAGACGGATTCAATGTATCGTCTTGTCAATTTTCGTTGCATTATTTCTTGCAGAACATTCATACATTTCGTGGATTTTTGAAAAATGTGACAGAATGTACGAAACTTGATGGATATTTCATTGCGACAACATATGATGGGAAATCCATATTTAATTTATTGAAAAATAAAAAGATGGATGAAAGTGTCCAACTTGTAGACCAAGGCAAAAAAATATGGGAAATTATAAAGAAATACGATGATACAGATTTTCCAGACAATTCTAGTTGCATAGGGTATAAAATAGAGGTGTATCAAGAAACAATCAATCAATATATCCCTGAATATTTGGTGAATTTTGATTATTTTAATCGCATTATAGAAAATTATGGGTTTGCTCTTATTAGCAAGGCTGAAGCAGAACAGATGGACTTTCCATCTGGCAGTGGAACATTTGATGATTTGTATAGAAACATGCTTGGAGACATTAAAAGAAATCGGATAAAAGAAATCGATTGTGGTACAGCAGCGCAAATGAATTCATTTGAAAAGAAAATATCCTTTTTAAATCGTTATTATATTTATAAAAAAATACGAAAGGTGAATCCAGACAAGGTAGAGATTGATTTGAGTGATTATAATTTTAAAAGAGGAGAAGAAGGAGAACCTGAAAAAAAAGAATCTGTTATATTGGAGAAAGAAATAAAAATACGAAAATTAAATAAAAAATTAACATTACAACCAGCAACTGAAGCATTAGAACCTGAGGCACAAGAGGTAGAGCAAGAGGAAACAAAGGCAGAAACAAAGGCACAAGAAGTAGAAACCAAGGCACAGGTAGAGGCAGTAGCACAAGAGGAAACAAAGGCACAGGTAGAGGCAGTAGCACAAGAGGAAACCAAGGCACAAGAGATAGAGCAAGAGGAAACAAAGGCACAAGAGGTAGAAACAAAAGCAATAAAAACAAAGAAATCAAAAAAAGAACAAGCCGAAAAAAAGGAAGAACTAATTAAACCTAAATTGAAATTCCGGATTATGCCATCTCCAGAAGAAGACATTGATTATGCTTTTGTTAAAACTAAAAAGACTTTAAAGAATAAAAAGGTAGTGGAAAAGGCAGAAGAAAAAGCAGAAGAAAAAGCAGAAGAAAAAGAAAAAGCGGAACTAGGAGAAAAGAAAAAAAGGTGTCCAAATGGAACACGCAAAAATAACAAAACCGGAGATTGCGAGAAAAAAAATGCTTAAAATGTATAATGTATTAATTGTATGAGTTATTATATTTTACCTAAAAATTTCAACGCGATTCCAATAAATTTATTATTAACAGATGAAAAAATTCAATTATATGCTTCTCACAGTACATATAATTATTATAATTCCTCATTAAAACAGTTAATATGCGATTGTGTTGCGGTAAACAGTGAAATAACATTTGAAACTATATCAAAAATAATAAATGTATATGAAAATATTTCAACATTTAGTAAATGCAAAGAAAATTCAATGTTATTTTATGAATTGTTAGAAATAATTAATGTATTATATTTATTTGATGGGTTTCATTCATTAAATATGAATTTATTCATTTTAAGTTCAGATAATAAACCGATTGTTAATTGCATCTCTTTTTTTAGGAAAGGTCATAATGATACATTTATATCTACATCTCCATATGATTTTATTTTTTATGAATTAAATTACAAGGATTATGTGATTGAGTTTATTCTTTGTTTAATAAAAATATTGAAATGTCAAAAAATAGGTGGAATATCTATAATTAAAATACACAATTTATTTTATAAACCTATTATTGATATTGTTTATTTGTTAACATTTTTATTCGAAAAAGTTTTTATTATAAAACCTACTATTAGCAATGTGTCATCTTATGAAAAATTTATTATATGCAAGGGATTTGTTCCATCATCTTATTCAAACGCATGTTATCAAGATTTAAGTTTATTTATTGACAATTATAATAAAACACAAACAATTCATTATCTCATTGATTTTAATATACCATGCTATTTTCTCAATAAAATTAATGACATTAATATTATTTTAGGTCAATATCAATTAGAAACAATTCATCAATTTATAAATATTTTAAAAAATAAAAATAAATTGGAAAAATTAGATTTATTGAAAAATAATAACAGGCAAAAATGCATTCAATGGTGCGAAAAATATAAAATTTAGACGGGGTTGTCTTTTATAGAGAACAATTTGTAAATTCAGGTGGTATCGTCTTATACTTTAACACAAATGGAATCTCTATATGTGGTTCAACCACATCATCTTTATATGACATTGGTTTTCCATATCCATAATAATAATCATTATATAAAGCAATACGTGATTGAACCGCATTTATTGCTCTTTTAAAAGTCCGCGTGCTACTTTTAACTGCTCCTTGTTGCGCAAATTGAGGGTTGCTTGTTTTATATACTGACAATTTACACGCACCATTTACAGGTTGACACATTGAATTATACGTATTTTCTTTCGCATTTGCTACAGATTGAAAGTCAAATGCTTTTTGGTCATATGTCTGACAACGATTGTTGCGATATTGTTGAAGAGTTGTATAATAGGTGATTGGTAAATTCGCATTTTGTGTTATATTAGAACTCGTCGGCAACACGCGAATAATAGCGTTTCTCTCTTGATTACAACAAAACTGGTGTGTTTGAGTTTTTGGTTCTGGGTTTTCTGTTAAATCCGTAATCGGTTGCCAATCATCGATAATTCCGATGCCTTGACAGGTTTTACAATTATTATTTAATTGTTCTATATTTGACATTTCTTTTGCTGTATTTGGTTTGATTGTATATCCACCAGGAATGTCAATCAGTTGACCTATTAAATTTCCTTGACTAGAAGACCTAACTTGTCTACTATTTATTGAATCATCAATTGTAGTAACTGTAATGCCTTTTCGATAATGCTTAATCGGTCGAGACAATCCGATTTTTTGTGGTGCCGAATTTGTCGGGTCTTTATTTGTAAAAGGACGAATGTTTCCTGATGTGATGCTAACTGGATTACTAAACATACCTGTCCCTTTCCACGATTTATATCCACCTTGAGGCGTGCGATTGTTGTATGAATTCATTCCCAATGGATAAAATGCGGATGACATCTTATTATTACAAGAGAGAAATAATAAGATGGGTTGAAATTTTAATACAAAGGTAAAGGTATACCTGATTTTTATATGTTTTTGGTTCTTATAATGAATTAAGGGATTAAGTTAATGCTGGATTAATAGTTACACCATTTCCAGTAACCCCAACTACCAATCTAGAATTAGCGCACCATGCACCACTTGTGCCACCAGTAATAGTGTTATTACTAAAATCCCACGTATTTCCGGAACCTGGATATAACCGTTGTGATGCGCCTCCTGTTATTTGTCCGTTGTTAAATAAGTTTATAAATGCGGCTGACCCTATAAAGACAGTTGTTACATTTGTAACTTTTCTCGTATTCCATGGCAATTGTTGATTAAAATAAGTGGCTCCATTAAATATAGAGGTGATATTTGTAACACTTTGGGTATTCCAAAGTAATGCCGCGGAGCCGACAACCTGTTTCTTTATAGAGGTTATTGCTCCTGCGGCAAGATTAAGGCCAAGTGGATATGTGTCTGATAAGGTTAATGTTGCGTTAGTAGGTATGGTTGCAACTATACTTGAATATATAGCTGAGCCGCCCATTGTAATAATAATCCCATCATTTAATGAAAAGTCTAGGTTGAATGATGCATCAGGACAAGTTAAGATAAATGGTGTTGTATTCACGTAAGAAGCCAACGATGGAGTCCCACGAACTGTTTGTGTTACAGATTGTCCGTTATTAAATACTCTCGCCGATTGAAATACGCTAGCCATGGTTGTTACACTAGATGTATTCCAAGAGCTAACATTTTGATTAAATACTGATGCATTTTGAAACATATTTATAAAAGTTGTACAAGAAACATCGACAAGATACGGCATTGCTTGATTGAATCCTGATGTGTTTAAAAACATGGACGCAAATGTAGTGCATCTAGGTGCGGTCCAATTTAAGGACGCATCACTTGAACCTACAAGTTGTCCATTATTAAATGTTGTTTTCAATAACGTTGATGGACCAGCAAACATTGAAGACATAGTTGTAACTTTTGATGTGGACCAATTGCTAATGTTTTGATTGAAATAATACGCATTTTGAAACATGTTTACCATAGTTGTTACATTTGAAGTGTTCCAATTATTTAATGAAGTATCACCAATAACTTGTTTTTTGATAGAGGTAATTCCAGTTAAAATGTTCGAGCCATAAGGCGTAACTAGAACCAATGAAGTATTACTAATAATACGCTGTATTTGGCTTGTATAGATAATTATAGGAGTTGTAATTGTTCCTGTTGCAATAGTAAGCACATTGTTTACTGATAAGTCTGTTGTAAATGTCGCCAAAGGCACATTTAATGTTGCGGTTGAATTCGTATAAGAACCAGATGTAATGGTTCCACTAATATCCGATGGTTTAAGTTGTCCGTTATTAAATGCTAATGCTCCAGAAAACATATTATCCATTAATGTTACATTGTTAGTGTTCCAAGTGCTAATATTTTGATTAAAGGTTGTTGCGCTTAGAAGCATGCTAGTCAATACCACTGCTGTGCCTACTGTTATGCCAGACGTGTCTACAAGAGTTGGCATTGATTGATTAAATGCAGGTGCGGATTGAAACATTGATGTAAAGTTAATACAATTTGGTGCGTACCATGTCAAATTATTAGAAGTATCATTCAGAGGACCTCCGTTATTAAATACTGTTGTGTTGGCAAACATTATATTCATGGCTGTAACTCTTGATACATTCCAAGCACCAACATTTTGATTAAATACTGTAGTGTTTTGAAACATTGAAGTTAAACTGCATCCTGCTACACCAGAAGTATCTACAAGAGTTGTAATTGGTTGATTGAATCCTGATGTGTATGCAAACATTGAATTGAAATTAGTGCATTTAGTTGCTGTCCAATTTAATGGTTGACTACTTGAACCTGCGAGTTGTCCATTATTAAATAGGTCTCTCAAGGCAGTTGTTCCAACTGCAAACATTGAGGACATATTTGTAACATTTGATACATTCCATGGCAATTGTTGATTGAAATAATAAGCCCCTGAAAATAAGGCACTCATATTTTTTACATTTATAGTATTCCAAGACAAGACGGCACTTCCTGCAACTTGTTTTTTAACAGATGTTATTGTTCCTGTTCCAATGTTAGCACCATAAGCCGTTAATAGAACCAACGAAACGTCACTAACTATAGGTGGTTGTATTTGACTTGTATATATAAATCCTGTCCCTGTAATAATAAGCACGTCATTTGATGACAAGTCTGTCAAGAATTTCGAGTTAAGAGAAGTTAATAATCTGGTTGCATCAGTATAAGATGCACCAATGAATGGATTTCCAGAAATATCCATTGTTCCAGTTTGACCATTATTAAATAATGTTGCTGCTTGAAACATGCTATTCAAACTGCAATCTATTACATTTGTAGTATTTACTAAATTATTTACTTTTTGATTAAATGCTGTTGCGGATTGAAACATTGATGTGAAATTAGGGCAATTAGGAGCAGACCATAACAATTCATTGGCACCATCATTTGTTAAACTTCCATTGTTATATGCAACTGCAGTTTGAAACATATTATTCATGTTTGTAACATTATCAACATTCCAAGTATTAAGATTTTGATTAAAAACTGTTGCAGATGAAAACATTGAAGTCAAATTAACCCCATTTCCAAACGCATCTAGTGTTATGCCAGAAGTGTCAACAAAATTCAACATTGGTTGATTAAACCCTAATGTACTTATAAACATAAAATTAAATGATCTGCATTTTGTAGGGGACCAAGGGACTAATGATGCGTTGGTTAATGGTTGTGTGCTTGAACCTGCAAGTTGTCCGTTATTAAATGTGGATTTTAATGCCGGTGTAACTCCGTTAAACGCAAGAGTCATGTCTGTAACATTGGATACATCCCACGGCAAACGTTGATTGAAATATGGAGCCCGAGAAAATATACCATTTATAGTTGTTACATTTGCAGTATTCCATGACAAGTCAGCAGTTCCTGCAACTTGTTTCTTGATGGATGTTATTCCAGATAGAATATCAGCCCCATACGCCGTTAATAAAACCAATGAAACATCACTTATTGGAGTCGTTTGTATTTGACTTGTATATAAAATTGTTGGTGATGCGATTGACCCTGTTGTAATAATAAGGACATCTGCTGACGTTAATTTTGTAAAATTTCCACCGGTGCAAGTTAATAATCTGCTTGAATTTGTGTAAAATGCAGATGATGTATTTAGATTTCCAGAAATATCCATTGTTCCAGTTTGTCCATTATTAAATACTTGTGCGTTAAAGAACATACTTACCATAGTTGTAGCAGAACTTGTATTCCAATTTCCTATATATTGATTGAATATTACTGCAGATGTAAACATGTTAGTAAAAGTAGTAACATTTGAAACGTTCCATTTATTTCCATTTGTTATTAAGGGTTGATTGAAAGAACCACAGCTTTGAAACATGCCCTGCATGGTTGTTACTAGAGATGTGTTCCAATTGCCAATAGGTTGATTGAAAGAAAAACTGTTTTGAAACATGGACTGCATGGTTGTTACTTTTGATGTGTCCCAACTATTTAATGATGCATCACTTAAACCCGGAGCTGAACCGTTATTAAATACTGATGCTGATAAAAACATTTGAGACATGCTTGTGACATTAGAAACATTCCAATTACTAATGTTTTTATTAAAAGCATTTACACCAGTTGTTCTAAACATATCGCCCATAGTTGTTACACTACCAGTGTTCCATGCACCAATCGGCTGATTAAAAGCATTAGCCTTATAAAACATTTGAAACATAGTAGTAACTTTAAAAACATTCCAATTACCGATAGCTTGATTAAAGATAGTTGCTCCACCAAACATGAGAGACATGGTAGTAACATTTCCAGTGTTCCAATAATTTCCACTTGTGTCAATTCTCTGATTGAAAGCTATTGCGTCTGCAAATGTGTTTGACATAGTATTAACGTTATCTGTAATCCAAGTTAATGGTTTTGTGCTTGAACCAGAGATGTCTCCATTATTAAAAGTGGATGCTGAAGAAAACATTTGAGTTAAATCACAAGCTGATACATCAGAAGTATTTACCAGATTTGAAATATTTTGATTGAATGCTGGTGCTGAACTAAACATTCTTGTAAAATCAACGCATTTTGGTGCGTACCAACTAGTTAATGGTTGGTTAAAATTGCCAGATGTATCACCATTATTAAATAAAGTCGCCCCACTAAATGTTCCATTCATAGTTGTTACTTTTGATACATCCCAATTACTAATATTTTGATTGAATGATATTGCTCCATTAAACATTACTTGAAAATCGGTGAGGCTTGTAGTGACCCAACTATTTAATGATGAGTCGTTATTGAAAAAACCCGGGGCTAAGCCATTATTATAAACCCGTGTACCTTGAAACATCTGACCCATATATCCTACATTTGATACATTCCAATTGCTAACATTTTGATTAAATCCTGATGAATTTAGAAACATGGCACCAGTTGACCCAGAAGCCACAGTATTCCAATACCGCAATGAGTTGTCGTTTGACCCCGCAAGTTGTCCGTTATTAAATATACCTCTCAATGGATTCGGTGTTGCCGATGAAGTAGATGAAAACATTTGTGTCGCATTTCCAACAGTAAATTTATCAACGCGTTGATTGAAATAAGTAGCGTCAGAAAACATATATTGCATATCAGGTAGACTTGTGGTGTTCCAAGACATATCTCGTGTTCCGACAACTTGTTTTTTGATGGATGTTATTATGGGCGCGCCTACAGTTCCAATATTAGAACCATAATTGGTGCTTAATGTTAATGTTGTAGAAGTAGGTATGGTTGCTATCTTACTTGTATATACAATTGTTGGCGATGTAATTGGTCCAGTTGTAATAATAATCACATTGTTCACGGCTAATCCTGAGATGATGGCCGAATCAGGGCAAGTTAAAACTGAACCAGATGTTGTGTAATAAGCAGTTGCCACATTTCCAGAAATATCTGCCGTTCCTGTTTCTCCGTTGTTGAATAGTCTCGCCGTTTGAAACATAAAAGTCATGTCAGTAACTCTTGATGTGTCCCAATTGCCTATATATTGATTAAATGATGATGCTGATTTAAAAGTAGACGTCATTATTGTGACGTTTTTGGTGTCCCAAGTCAACGGTTTTGAATAATTATTACTGAGGTCTCCATTATTAAATAGTATTGCTGATTGAAACATGGAAGACAAATTGCAACCAGAAGAGGATATAAGACCAGAAGTGTCTACAAGATTTGACACATTTTGATTGAACGCCACACACGTATTAAACATTGATACAAATGAAGTGCAAAGCGGTGCGTTCCAATTTAAGGATGCGTCACTTAAACCTGCTGCTTGTCCGTTATTAAATTTGGTCGCCAGAGCGAACGTATTAGTCATGTCTGTTACTAGGGAGGTGTTCCAACTGTTTACATTTTGATTAAAAGGGGAGGCATAAAACATTGTTCGCAGTGTTGTTGCACTTGTTGTGTTCCAAGTTAATGGTTTTAACCCATTATTACCGGAATCTCCATTGTTAAATGCTAATGATTTATAAAACATATATGAAAAGTTTTCGACAGAAGACGTATCCCAACTGCTAACATCTTGATTGAATGCTGATGTTTCATTAAACATATATCGCATTGATGTTACGTTTCCAGTATTCCATTTATTTCCATTTGTTGTTAATGGTTGATTAAATTGTGTAACTGAAAACATAAATTCCATATTGGTTGCCGAATGTGTATCCCAATCACCAATAAGTTGATTAAATGCTGATGCGTTTTGAAACATATTATTCATTAATGTTACGTTTCCAGTATTCCAACTATTTAATGATGCGTTGCTTAGACCAGATACTTGTCCATTATTGAAGGATGATGCAAACACAAACATTGAACCCATGTTTAAAACATTTGTTGTTGTCCAATCCCCAATATATTGATTGAATGATAATGCATTTTGGAACATTTTTTTCATATTTGTAACGTTTCCAGTATTCCATGGTAAAGGAACAGTTCCGCCCACGGATGTGGGTATTCTTTGTATGGATGTTATTCCGCCTGCAGTAAGGTTTCCTCCATAAGGCGTAAGTAAAATTAATACTGTGTTACTGCTTATATCTTCTATTTGACTTGAATGTAAAACACCAGCGCTGGTTGAAATAACAATTCCATCATTTAATGATAACTCTGTGGTAAATGCGGCACCAGGACAAGTTAAAGTTGATGTTGAACTGATAAATGTAGCACTTGCAAAATTTCCAGAAAGATCCTGAATTCCCGGTTCTCCGTTATTGAATGCGGTTGCTTCCTCAAACATAAAAGACATGTCTTCAACTGCAGATGTATCCCACACACTAATGTCTTGATTAAATGCTGACGCAAAATAAAACATATAGGACATGTTTGTGACATTAGATGTATCCCAACTGCCTACAGGCTGATTAAATAATGGTGTGTTGGCGAACATACCTTGTAAATTGACAACATTTTTGATATTCCAATTAATTATTCCTGGTGAATTGAAATTAGTGCAATCCTTGAAACAATTTAAAGCAAATGTGCCATTAATAATTCTTGGTTGGTCTGGCGCGGAAATTAGTATTTCAGGAGTTAATCCAGAAAACTGATTGCCTAATCCACATAACGGCATCTTATCAAATTGTATTATTTCTATAATGGAAGTGTTTTGATTGTAATAATTCACATTATTCGCAAATGATAAACCAACAGTTAATAGTTCCGCATCATTATTTGTAAAAAGTTGATATTTCAATGTCATTTTTACTTTATTTGAATCAATTAATTCGTATGATGGAACAACTAATATATATTCATTTTGAATAACAGGAACAGGAGGATCGCTTATTGAAGAAAAAGAAGAAGGAAAGGAAAAACGAGGTGTTAATGATGTAAAATTACGAGTTACTGTGGGATATGTAATATATAATATTGTTGTGCCGAATGAAGCCACCGCTTTTGACCCAATTATACAACAGGAATTATTTACGGTTCCTGAAGCATTCTGAAAATACTTGGATTTAGTCAAGTTCTCTTGTGATTTGATAATATTTGCTCGATTTGTATCAATTGTTTCCACATTGAGTCGCAACATTCGGTCGCTGCTTGAAACTGCGCCTTGTTGTCCATATTTATAATTGTTTGGTTTGTATTGGACGGTTTCACACCCGAGTGGATTGGATGGGGTAAGTGTGTTCGCGTCCGGCAATTGCGATTCAGTAAATTGAATTTCTAGATTCGGATTGCAATTTGCCTTGTATGTATTGTCCTGAGAGAGAGGCGCACCGGGTTTTGTCGCGGCATTTCCAAGAGAGATATAATTGAATTGTTTTTGGTCGAATGTTTGACATCGATTGTATAAATAATTAGTTGTGGAAGTATAATAATTTTTCTTTAATTTTGTGTTTGCCGAACGCATGCGTTTTAACGCATTTCTCTCTTGATTACAACAATATTGTTGGGTTTGAGTTTTTGGTTCAGGTTTTTCTGTCAAATCTGTAATCGGTTGCCAGTCACTGATAATTCCGATTCCTTGGCATGTGTGACAATCACGATCCAATTCCTCTGTATTTGAGATTTCTGCTGCGGTGTTTTCTTTTACTATATATCCACCAGGAATGTCAATCATCTGACCAATTAAATTTCCTTGACTAGAAGATTTCACTTGTCTACTATTTGTTGAATCCTCAAGTAAAGCAACGCTAATGCCTTTTCTATAATGCTTAATCGGTCTTGGCAATCCGAATTTTTGTGGTGTCGAGTTAGTTGGATCGTTATTTGTCAAAGGTCGAATATTGCCTGCAGTCACACCTGTTGGGTTGCTAAAAACGCCGACACCTTTCGACGAGTTGTATCCACCTTGATTGGTGCGATTATTATATAAATTCATTCCCAATGGATAAAATGCGGATGACATAATAAGAGAGAATATAATAAAATTGTCTATTTATATCTCACTAAATCACATTTGTATTGAACACAACAAGGTTTATTAATATTTCCTGAAGCATTTAGAAAATATTTGGATTTTAATAAATCAGATTGTGTTTGTGTTATATTTGAAAGGTTTTGATTCGATGTTTCCACACTTAAACGTAATAGTCTATCACTGCTTGAAACCGCACCTTGTTTGGCATATTTATAATTGTTTGGTTTGTATTGGACTATTTCACATTTAAGAGGATTGGATGGGGTCAAAGCCTCTGGCGAGTCTGGCAACAAAGATTCTGTGTATTGAATTTCCAAGTTCGGATTACAATTTGCTTTATAACTATTGTTTTGTGATAGAGGTGCACCGGGTTTTTCTGTTGAAGACCCACCAGATAAATAATTGAATTGTTTTTGTTCGAATGTGTGGCATCGATTGTATAAATATTCAGTTGTAGTAGTGTAATAATTTTTATCCAATTTTGTGCTGACAGGACGGACACGAAGCAATGCGTTTTTCTCTTCATTACAACAATAGTTGAGTGTTTGTGTCTCTGGTTGCGGCTTTTCTGTCAAATCTGTTATTGGTTGCCAATCACTGATGAGTCCAATGCCTTGGCATGTTTTACAATCATTATTCAATTGTTCTATATTTGATATTTCAGTTGCTGTGTTTGGTTTGATTGTATATCCACCAGGAATGTCAATCATTTGACCTATTAAAGAACCACCAGTTGAGGATTTTACTTGTCTACTATTGAAAGAATCATTAAGTGATGTAACTGAAATGCCTTTTCTATAATGTTTGATTGGTCTTGGCAACCCGTATGTATGTGGTGTGTTATTAGTTGGATCATTGTTTGTTAAAGGACGAATGTTTCCTGATGTAATTCCAACAGGATTGCTAAACACACTTGTGCCTTTCCATGATTTGTATCCACCTTGTGGCAAACGATTGTTATATGAATTCATGGTTAATGGATAGAATGCTGATGACATAATAATAATAATATTAAGAGAGAATATATATATTGATGGATTTATTTATGACTTTTCTCATAAACATTCTAGTATTATTATTTGGTTTTTTGATTGTATATCAAGTATATCGAGTGAAAGAAGGACTTGAGTCTGGTGGATCAACAACAACATATCAACCATATGATCCAAACAATCCAACTATATTAGCACAACAAAACGCAGGAAATATACAAGTTCTTAAAGGACAAATGGATGAGTTAGTTGGCATAAAGAAAGAAGTTGAAGATATTAGTGGAAATCTGTATACTTTAACAGATCAAGTGAATCAATATATGCTTCAACAAGCGAATTCGGCTCAACAACAATTGCCTCCATCACCACCCGCAATTAGCCCAACTGATTTACAGTATACATAATTTATCTTCTTCTTGAAATATATATGGCAACTATATTTCAAGATGTTTTAACGGATGCGAATGCAGTCCAAGAAAAATTGCTCGGACCAGATTATCCGTATTATAAAAATATAAAATCGCCTAGCGAGATTGGTATGAGTTCTGACGGAAATTTATCCGCCTTTGGCAGAGACATTAATGGCATGATAAATTACGCATCATTATTAGTAAGCGGCAATTCAACCGCGTCAGCAACCGGTGGACCTTTGGGCAATAAATTTTTTTTGAAAACAGGTGCGACTTGTGTAGACACTGAAACAAAACAAGATGTGGATAGATATATTTATGTGAATAATGTTCCTCAAGGAAATGTGCCATTTATTTCATCTGGTATGGGTGTGAATTTCACTGAATTTAGGGGGTTAATTCCTGGAACAATAAGCAATCTAAATGTATTGAACCCTTTTGGAATTATGGGGGCTTTTCTTGCTGGATCCAAACCGTCGTGTCAAAATGTAAAAATGGAAACAATTGACGCACATAACAATCATTCATCTGAAATGCATTATTTGACGACAGTTGATATTCAAAATATGGATCCATGTAATTTTCCTGGTGGCACAAATCCGGTTACAGGAGTACAATGTAAAGAAGCATTTGAAAGTCCATTGGAACCTGAATTGAAATTACCAGATGATTTTTTGGCGAAAACAGTTATTTGGTTGTTGTGTGCACTAATAATTTATGTCATTTATAAAGTTATGAATAAAAGTAATTGAAAACAAAAAGAAATTAATCTATCAATCTATAAATAATAAATAAACATAACCGACTATAAAAGACTTAAAAATAAAATTGAATTATAATAATGCCCTTGTAAAATGTCAAGAAATAACATAATGACAACTTTATCATCATCCTCGAAGGAAACCAGTTATGACATTAAAAATGAACAATATATTGAAGATCCTTGGACAATTATTGAATCATATTTTAAATCGCATCATTTGGATCGTCTTGTTCGGCATCAATTAGAATCTTATAATAATTTTGTAGGATATCAAATTAATAAAACAATAGAAATGTTTAATCCTGTGACGATTGCGTCTGACAATGATTATGATCCGGTAAATAAAAAACATTCATTAGAAATAGTTGTGAATTTTGTTAATTTTCAAATATATCGTCCTCAAATACATGAAAACAATGGTGCGACGAAATTAATGTTTCCACAAGAAGCCAGATTGCGTAATTTTACATATGCGTCAGCAATGACAATTGACTTGAATATAAAATATATTATTAGAAGTGGGGCTTCTTTGGAAAACGTCCAAATTTTACACAAGGCTATTACAAAAATTCATATTGGAAAATTGCCTATTATGTTGAAATCTAATATTTGTGTTTTAAATCAATATAAACATGTGGAAAACTCGCAATTAGGAGAGTGTAAATATGATGCCGGAGGATATTTTATTATTAATGGTTCTGAAAAAACAGTCATTGGACAAGAACGAGCAGCAGAAAATCGCGTCTATTGTTACAATGTCAGTAAAAATAATACAAAATACAATTGGATTGCTGAAATGAAGTCTGTTCCAGACTTCAAATGTATTTCGCCAAAACAGATTAATGTCATGGTAAGTTCTAAAAACAATGGGTTTGGATATGCGGTATACGTCCAAATCCCTCGCATTAAACAAGACATTCCATTGTTTATCGTATTTCGTGCCATTGGAGTCATTACTGACAAGGAAATTTGCGAGAAAATATTATTAGACCTTAATGTTCCAGAATACAAGGAAATTTGCGATAATTTACAGGCTTCTATCATTGAAGCAAATGGATATTTAACACAAGAAGAATGCATCAAATATATAACTAGTTACGCAATGTTTACGCCGATTAACATGGATCGCGAAACCGGCGCAAAGAAAAAAATGGATTTTACAATGGATGTATTGAATAATGATTTGTTTCCTCATTGCCATAACAATCATCAAAAAATATATTTCTTAGGATATATGACATTTCGCGTATTGTTGGCGAATTTTAACATGGCGAAAACAGATGACCGCGATTCATATTTGAACAAACGAGTCGATTTGACCGGCACATTGTTGAATAATTTGTTTCGCAATTATTTTAATAAATTGGTAAAGGACATGGAGAAACAAGTGATTCGCGAAATTAACAATGGTTCGTGGAAATCGCGTGATGATTATGAAAACATTATTAATATGACAAATATTTATAAAATTATTAAATCCACTACCATTGAAAACGGATTGAAACGCGCATTAGCTACTGGCGATTTTGGCGTGAAACATACGACGAATAGCAACAAAGTCGGCGTCGCCCAAGTGTTGAATCGTTTGACTTATGTGAGCAGTTTGAGCCATGCTCGGCGAATTTCCACACCGACTGACAAAAGTGGGAAATTGATTCCGCCGAGGAAGCTGCATAATAGCTCATGGGGCTACCTATGTTTGACGGGTGATGTGGATGTATTATTGTCAAATAGAATGGATACCAAAAAAATAAAAGATATACGAAATGGAGATTGGGTGAATACTGTTAATCGCGAGACTTTGTTGGAGGAACCGTCTGATATGTATCAATATTTTAGCAAGATGCCTGATAAATTATTTGAAATTACAACCATTAGTGGGAGAAAAATAAAGGCGACAGCAGACCATCCGTTTTTAGTAAAAGTGCATGATGTTGGAGGTGCAGCAAAGTATGAAATGAAAAAAGTGTGCGAATTATCTCTTGACGACAAGGTAATTATTCGTCATGTTCCGCGGTCTATTCCAGATGAAAATTCAACGGTTGTTATTATTCGTTCGGAAGATGTGCTTGACCATTATCGCATGGATTTACTTGAATCAAATCTATTGAATGTGAGAATTCCCACTTTTAAATTGAAAATTATTGCTCGGTTGATTGGTGCGTTAAACACTGATGGAAATATAAACATTCGCGGTTTTGACAAACATGCCAAAACGCAAAAATCTTATTATAGCACATCATTTAATGTTGGTGAAGAATATGATGTTTTTCAGTTGGTTGATGATATACAAAAATTGGGTTTTGGAAGCCCTTCTATTGCTAGGTCCATAACTAAATTTGAAGATAAAAAAACAAATAGAACAACTATATATCATACTTGGACTGTTGGTAAAGATGGTGCATTTGCATATTTAATGAGTTTATTAGGTGGGTTTGTTGGAAAAAAAACTTGCATGAAACGAGAAGTGCCTGAATGGTTAATAAATGCGGAACCATCAATTAAGCGTGAGTTTTTATCAGGATTTCAAGGTGGTGACGGATGTAAAATTTCATATCAACAAAACAACGATACATATAAAATATCATTAGGAATTACGTGTCAAACAACTCATAATACATTTCTAGATGACACAATTAATTATATGACCCAAATTATGGAAATGTTTAAAGAATTTAACATTCAATGTCATGTAAGTAAAATTGCTGTTATTGATGAAGACAAATCAAGAGTTTGGATTGCGTTTTCAAACGCATCAGAAAATTTAGCTAGATATGTTAATGTTATTCATTATGCGTATTGTGAAGAAAAACGAAGAAAATCAGCACCTGCCATAGAACATTTAAAAATCAGAGAATTTAATCAAAGAGAGAGAGATTTAAAATATGATTATATTATAAATAATTATGAACACGAAACAACCGCCATTTTATTTGAAAAAACCAATATACCAAAAAAACAAATACAAAAAATAGTGTTAAACCATAAAAAAGGAATAAGACAATTACCTCGTTGCTCAACTGATGTTATATATAATAAATTTATTGAAGAAAATTTGGTTGACAATGGATGTGTTAGTGTCCCAATATTATCAATTTTAGAAATAGAACCTGAATTAGTTTATGACTTTACTACTAGGAGCGAAAATCATTCGTTCGTTGCTTCTTGTTACGTCACGTCCAACTGCTCGGCAGAAACGCCGGAGGGCGCATCAGTAGGCATTGTAAAAAATATGAGTTATATGACACACATCACAATCCATTCAAATTCATTGCCACTCTATGAATATGTATTGCCGTTTATTCGCAAAATAGAAGATATTGAGACCAGTTATGAATTGTATGATAAAGTCAAGGTGTTTATTAATGGCGCATGGTTGGGAATTTCAGAACAACCATATGAGTTGTTTCTCAGTTTAAAAGAGAAAAAATACAAGGGCATTATTAATATTTACACATCTATTGTATTTAATTATAGTTTGAAAGAAATTCGCGTATGTAATGATGGAGGCAGAGTGACTCGTCCTGTGTTGCGTGTAAAAGATAAAAATATATTGATTACTCGCAACATTCTTGAACAATTAAAAGAAGGCGAATTGATTTGGGACAATCTATTGACGAGCAGTGTCTTGGATAATTCTGTGATTGAATACATTGACCCTGAAGAACAAGCGTGGTCTATGATTGCGACCTTTCCAAAAGAAATTATTGCTGACAAGGGAGTAAATATAATGAAATATACTCACTGCGAAATACATCCTAGCACAATTTTTGGAATCCTTGCTTCGTGTATTCCGTTTCCCGAACACAATCAATCTCCAAGAAACACTTATCAATGTGCGCAGGGGAAGCAGGCAATGGGAGTCTATGTGACAAACTATGAAAATCGCATGGATAAAACGGCATATGTATTGAATTATCCAGCAAGACCCTTGGTCGACACACGCCTCATGAATTTGATACATTTGAATAAAATTCCATCTGGAACAAATGTGATTGTCGCAATCATGACACACACCGGATACAATCAAGAAGATTCGTTGATATTTAATAAAGGGTCCATTGATCGTGGTCTCTTTGTCACAACGATTTATCACACTGAAAAAGACGAGGATAAGCAAAAAATCAACGGCGATGAAGAAATACGATGCAATCCGGACAAAACCAAGACCAAGGGAATGAAAATGGGGAATTATTCCAAGGTAAACAACAAAGGAGTTGTTCCAGAAAACACCCTTGTGGAAAATCGCGATATTATTATTGCCAAAGTTGTTCCAATCAAAGAAAATCGCAATGATAATACAAAAGTAGTCAAGTTTGAAGACCAGAGCAAGATTTACAAGACGACGGAAGAGACCTTCATTGATAAGAATTACATTGACCGAAACGGTGAAGGATACAATTTTGCCAAGGTGCGACTCAGGACATTCAGAAAACCGGTGATAGGAGACAAATTCTCTTCAAGACATGGTAAGTCTTATTTAACCCCTTAAATAATTATGTATTGAAATCTAAACGTACTCTTTTATAGGGCAGAAAGGAACCATCGGAAATATTCTACCAGAATGCGACATGCCTTTTACGGCAGCAGGACTCAAGCCGGATATTATTATTAACCCACACGCAATTCCATCTCGCATGACAATTGGACAATTAAAAGAGACTGTGTTGGGTAAAGTGTTGATAGAACTCGGGCTTTTTGGAGACGGAACATCGTTTGGCGATTTTGAAGTCAAGGATATTTGCAGCGAATTATTAAAATTGGGATATGAAGCACATGGCAACGAATTGCTATACAATGGATATACTGGCGAACAACATGAATGTAGTGTCTTTATGGGTCCGGTGTTTTATCAACGACTGAAACACATGGTCAATGACAAGGCACACAGTCGTTCTATTGGTCCAATGGTAAATTTGACACGACAACCAGCAGAAGGACGAAGCCGCGATGGAGGATTACGCTTTGGAGAAATGGAACGCGATGCAATGATTTCACATGGTGCATCGCGGTTCACACGAGGACGACTGTATGACGCATCTGACAAGTATTCTGTTTATACATGCAAAAAATGTGGAATGATTGCCGCATATAATGATGAGATGCATATTCATCATTGTAGGACTTGTGACAATCGCACAGATTTTGCATATGTGGAATTGCCATTTGCGTGTAAATTATTGTTTCAAGAATTGATTACAATGAATATTGCGCCGAGAATTATGACGGAAAATTAGATTAAATTAGTTATGGCTTTAGTGCGATTTATTATGTCGTCGTTTTGTAATTCTTTTTCTTTTTCTTTTTGTATGCTTTTTTTTGTTTGTTCGACGTTTATGAAATTTTACGCGCCGTTTTGTTTTTTTCCCACCTTTTTTCCCTCCTATAGTATACTCTTGAGTTCCTTGAGTTCCTTGAGGTTCTTCAGATTCACTTTCAGTGTCACCTTCTTTGATTGAATCATATGTGAGCGGGGTTAATCGTTTCGCATTTTTTAACTCTTCTTCAGTTGGTTGTCTACCTCTATTCTTCAACGACACCACTGCTGTTTCTGTAAAAACTTCTTTTGTAAGTTTATCAATCTTGGGTGAATAACCACTACACGATGTATCTATTACAGATGGCGCAATCGAATTTGGGTTATAATTGCCAGTTGAAATGTTAAATTTTTCTGATAAATAATGCAACCCTTTAAGTAGTCTAGATAAAGATATAGGGGCGTTATCCGGTGCACCATTTTTAAATTGTCTGAATATTGGTATCTCATATTGTAACACACGTGTCTTATCAGGTAGATAAACAGTCAATAATGCTAATATTCCTGGATTATCATAAAATATATTAGCTGGGGTTTTGCTATAACTAAACAGTTTGTCAGGATATATGTTAGTTGTATATGATTGAAATGTCCTTGGGTCATTTAATATTGATAATCTCCCATTTGCGCTAGTTTTCATAGGGATGTCGTCGGTAACCTGATCTATTTCTGCTGGTAAAATAGGATCTTTTAGAGCATCCTGTAAGAAATCATATGGATAAGCAACACCTCTCTTGTCAGCAATTTGTTTAAATATTTCTTCTGATTTAGCACCTTTTAAAAATAATAAATATTTAATATTTAATGTCGAGTAATCAATTGGTAATTGTTGCATTGTATTAGCTTGGCGTCTTGCCACGTCATTACCAAGACCAAGCTCTCCAAATGCTGCACATCTAGTTATATTAAAATTAAAATCATACGTAATTTGCTTCGGACGCATGCTGCCATGTGCAGCAATACTTATGTATATTTTAAATGAACAATCGGATAAATCAATTCCTTTTTTTCTCAATTCATCCATAATAATTCTACGGGCATAACTAAAATAATTATCAATCATTTTTACATTAATTTCAGTAGTTGGATTAGTATCAATTCGTAGGTCTAATTGGGGTAATTTTATAACTCTCGCCTCGTCGGAAGCCTTGTCGGAAGCCTTGTCGGAAGCCTCGTCGGAAGAAAGACCAGAAGGGATGTTAGGAGGCAGGACAGAAGAAGAAGGATTTTCTGCGTTTCTTTCTGCTCTTCTTTCACTTCTTCCTTCTTCATCTTCTTCTTCTCTTCCTGATCTTTTACTCATTAATATACAATGAGAAATAAATTATTAATTTAGAGTAAAGCAAACATTTTTTTTACAATCCATGTCGTTAGTCCAAATAATGTTCCGCCCCAAAAAGTGTCAATGATTGACAAATAAAGAGACCATTTAGAAAATGTTGCTAAATTCGTAAATTCATATACGGCATATATAACAAGCCCAAATAAAAACGCGTCTTTTGGTTCCATGTGTTTTCTTAATACGAAATAATTCAGACCAAAAAGCAGAAAAACATATGTTACAGCAATCGCAATAATATTCGGTTTCATCGCGGAACCTTGAATTGCCGCGATTTGCGAACTAAATGCCGGGTTTATTAGATTTATATAGAAACCATCTAAAACTACAAAAATAATCGAGGCAATCAAATATTTAATCATATATATTTAGGATTACATATTTATTTTTTATTCGTCTATTATATAATGTCTACAGTATCAGGAATTAATTCTTTTGGTGCAAATTCTAGTGGATTACCTATTAATCTTACAATTCCAGGGGTTACTACACCTATTTTACTCGGTGGACAACCAGTTCAGGGTGGTGGCATAAGAGGATTTATGCCTCGTAATATACAAAAGGCTGATAAAGATGCTGAAGAGTATGAAAATGTTCGTTACACCTTGAGAGAAGCTTGGAATACTTCGTATAAACAACAGCTTCGTTCTAGCAATTTAAAAATGGCACAGACACCGTTTCGTGCTGTAAATAATTCAGGCGATCTGCTGTCTAGACAAAGTTATTCTTGTGGTGGACCATGCCAGACATTTCAAAGTAGACCTGGACTTTTTGGTTTAAAAGGTCATATGGGTGCAATTTATAGCAAGTGTGACGGAACAAATGTCCCTGCTGCTACATGCAACACAAAATATGTGTATGATAGTTCAAATTATACTACTTTTTTGAAACAACAAGCAAATAATAAAAATTATAACGATTTGAGCTATGGCGGCGATCAACATTCGGCATCGCAAGTAGCTTGGAAGGGCATTCGTCGATTTTAAACCGGCGAAGATTAATTAAAATTGATTTGATTTAATTTAAAATTATATATATTATAAATTAAATGATCTGTTCTCCTTGCAATAAGAAACTCCGAAGTTGTCTTTTTGAAAAATGTAATAAATCCGCATCTTTTAATGTTGAAGGAGAAAAAAAGCCTATTTATTGTTCACTTCATAAAAAAGAAGGAATGATTGATGTTATACATAAAACATGTCTTTTTGAAGGATGTAAAACAAGTCCAGCATTTAATATCGAAGGAACTAAAACTGGGTTGTATTGCTTAACACATAAATTGCCAAATATGATTAATGTTAAAGATAAAACATGTGTTTTTGAAGGTTGTAAAACAAGACCAGCATTTAATATCGAAGGAACTAAAACTGGGTTGTATTGCTTAACACATAAATTGCCAAATATGATTAATGTTAAAGATAAAACATGTGTTTTTGAAGGATGTAAAACAATACCAACTTTTAATTTGGAAGGAGAGAAAAATGCAATTTATTGTTCAACTCATAAATTAGAGAATATGATTAATGTTAAAGATAAAACATGTCTTTTTGAAGGATGTAAAACAAGTCCAGCATTTAATATCGAAGGAACTAAAACTGGGTTGTATTGCTTAACACATAAATTGCCAAATATGATTAATGTTAAAGATAAAACATGTGTTTTTGAAGGTTGTAAAACAAGACCAGCATTTAATATCGAAGGAACTAAAACTGGGTTGTATTGCTTAACACATAAATTGCCAAATATGATTAATGTTGTTTCTAAAACGTGTGTTTTTGATAATTGTAAAAAAATACCAACTTTTAATTTGGAAGGAGAAAAAAAGGCTATTTATTGTTCAACTCATAAATTAGAGAATATGATTAATGTTAAAGATAAAACATGTGTTTTTGATAATTGTAAAACAATACCAACTTTTAATATTGAAGGAGAGCCAAATGCTATTTATTGTTCACTTCATAAAAAAGAAGGAATGATTGATATAAAACATAAAACATGTCTTTTTGAAGGTTGTAAAACAAGACCAACTTTTAATTTTGAAGGAGAGCCAAATGCTATTTATTGTTCAACTCATAAAGAAGAAGGAATGATTGATATAAAACATAAAATGTGTAAATCTGACTGGTGTTATACACGAGTAACAGATAAATACGATGGTTATTGTCTCTATTGTTTTATTCATTTATTTCCAGAAAAAACGGTCGCAAGAAATTACAAGACAAAAGAGAGAACCGTCGTTGAATTTGTTTTGAAAGAATTTCCACAATATCCTTGGATAAATGATAAACAAATACAAGGTGGGTGTTCTCGTCGTCGCCCAGATTTATTGATGGATTTTGGGTATCAATTAATTATTATTGAAATAGATGAAAATCAACATACAGGAGAGAATTACGGAGATTGTTCTTGTGAAAATAAAAGAATGATGTTATTGTCACAAGATGTAGGTTATCGTCCAATTATATTCATTCGCTTCAATCCAGACGATTATTTAGATAAAGGTAAAAATATTACATCGTGTTTTGGAGTAGATAATAATGGCGTTTGTTCAATAAAAAAGACGAAACAAAAAGAATGGACACATAGGTTGAATATATTAAGAGAGAACATTCAATATTGGTCTAAAAATAAATCGGAAAAAACAATTGAAATTATTCAACTATTTTATGATATTGATTAAATATATATGTTGCATCAGTATTCGGATATCACTGTTACGCCTGTTTATGGTCCATTAAATACTGCAAACACACCGAATCAACTTCCATATCAAAATTTAGGAACACAAACATGCAATCCTGCGAATGTTCAGCTTTTTTATCCATCACAAGAGCCTGTGTATTCAGAAAATTTTATCAATTCTCGTCAGCAATATATTCGGACCGAATCCGTTTCAAGAAAAGACCAAACACAACAGACGGCTTTAGCAAAAAAATCGCCTTCTCAAATGTTTTATTGTTATTCATCTCAAACACGTCGTCCTGTTTCTAGTCATGTGAATTACATAGGACCTCAGGATTCTTCTCTCTATTTGAATCGTAAAAAAGCAATTGCTGTAGGACAATCTTCTTTCAAAGTTGGATTGCCGCAAAACGCCCCATATACCACGAAAAATTATTATCCAAGTGGAACTGCCATTAGTTTGCAACGCGCTCGTTCAGGCGGATGCGTTTCTCAAAAAAAGAAAGGTTCTATATTTAATACTAGTTTGAAAAATGGACAGGTCTGTTCGTATGGTTCTTTGCCAAGACAGACATATTAATTAAAATTTATTTCTTTTTATATAATATAATGGGCAGAACAAAACATAGTAGGGGAAGAATGCGCGGAGGAGATTGGATGAATCCTTCAACATGGGCTATTGATACTTCATCGTTGAATCCTTCATCGTGGAGTCTTTTTTCCAGTGGAACACAATCAGACGCAGACGCAAAAGCACAAGCACAAGCACAAGCACAAGCACAAGCACAAGCACAAGCACAACCACAACCACAAGCACAACCACAACCACAAGCATATGCTGTAGCACCAGCAGGTGGTCGTCATCGCAAAAGAATGCGTGGAGGTGATTTTATGCCAAACTCTCCTTTATCAGGGTTTGCTTCAGATGCGATGGAAGTTCATGATGTTAAAATGGCACAACCCCAAACATTAGTGGGCGGAAGACGGCGACGCAAAAGTATAAAGAGAAGCATAAGAAGAAGAAGAGGTAGAAGCGCACGAAAAAGTAGACGCAGTAGACATTAATTAAACCGTTTAATTTTAAAAAATGTTTCCATAAACATTATATATGTCAAATTTAAGAAAAACAATTCAAATAAATCCGAATTTATTCAAGATTGGAGGCAAAAGTCGTAAAAACAAAGGAGAGAAACGAGCAAGTCCTAGTGTAAAACCAATCATCTCTCCGAATTTATTGAAAAATAAATTGTTAAAAAGAATCAAGGACTACAAACAAACATCCGAACAAAAACAAGAAACAGAATATACAGATGAATTCAATGATTCACTTGAATATTTAAAATCTCTCACCGTTCAAAAAAAAGCAGATGAATTTAAAAAAAAGACGATTCGTAATAATCTTCATTGTAAAACATCTCCAACATTATCGCAAAATTATCAAACACCGCAACCTATTCAACATATTGATTTGGATTCAGCAAAGGTTTCACTTCATTTAAACCGAACTTTGTTCGGTCATGATGAAACGAAGTTTCATTTAGAGTTGCCTGAAGAATTAAAAGAACCAACGCCTATACCAATGCCTACATTTACACTTGCGCCTATATCGCCTGACATTATTGAACCATATAAATTAGATAGAGATGTGCCATATGGTTGTTTAAAAAATGGTTTTAAAAAAACATTTCGTAATTACAAAGCCCCAAACACACCTTCTGTATCATTAGAACCACTATCAATGAGAGAATTAAAATTAAAACAATTAAGGGAGAAAATAAAACAATCATCCCCATTACAAATCAAAGAAAATGTTTCAATGCCGATACAATTGCTTGATGAACATGTCAAACTATCACGACTAGACAATGATAATTCGTCTAATTCTCCATATTCGAACCATTCAAACAAATCACAATCACAACAACAATCACAACAATCACAATCACAACAACAATCACAACAACAATCACAACAACAATCACAACAAGAACCTATTAAACAAATAGTTAAAAAAACAACAATAAGAAAATACAAATTAGGCAAATCAAAGACACATCGAGTTGTAGGAATTTTAATTAAAGATGCCAATACTCGTAAAAAAATATTAAACGCGCACAAAGAGTTGAAAAAAACACAGATGAATGTTATTAAAAAATATTTGAATGAAAAAAACATGATAATGTGCGGAAGCAATGCCCCAAATGATGTTCTTCGAAAAATGTATGAAATGCTAATGTTGTCAGGAGAGATTCATAATAATAATAAAGACATTATGCTTCATAATTTTTTGAAAACAAACGACGAAATATAAATAGATAATGTATGGAAACAATTCATGAAAATAATAGATTGTCTGAACACGCCTCTGATTTTTTCAATCGTTTAAGAGATTATTTGGATACAAAATTATATTTTTATGGCAGCATTTTGCGAACAGATTATTTACCCGGTCAAAGTGATATTGATATTGACATTTTTACAGACAATGAGGCACGCACTATTTCACAAATGACGGCATTTTTACACATTCCGAAACCCAAATTCAAAAAGATAATTTGGAGGTCTCGCATGACGAACCGTCTTATTTATGGATACAATGTAACGTATTCTGATATGGAAAACTCATTTAAAGTGGAGTTTTCAATTTACAACGAAAAAAATAAGAGAGAAATATTGACGGAACATCTATCCAAAAGCAAGTTGCCAACACATGCCTCACTTTTATTATGGATGTTAAAAATATTATTTTATCATTTACAACTTATTTCAATAGAAAATTATCGGTTTCTAAAACATAATATTCTTTCTCTCTTAATTGGAATTCCAGAAATGGATTTTGTAAAGATTTAATAAAAAATTGAAATGAACATAAATAATTAAACAATCTTACATAATACAATCAAAATGTCTACAGAACAAAGCAACATGCAACGCGCTGTTTTAAACATGAACCAGCGTTCTAAATTACAGGATTCTAAATTAAGAAAAAGTATATTGGATAATATGTTGACAAATAAACATTTAACAGGTAATGAATTATATGAGAGTATAATGTTTGACGGTGACACTGATGAGAGAAAACAAGGATGGATATTTGAAACACTGTGTCAAATTTTAATTATATTAAAATGTGTTGTTGGTTTAAATTATACTGAAATATATGACGGAACTCTTCAAAATTTAAAAAAAATAAAATCTGTGAACAATTTATTAAAAACGAAAATAGAAGGTGGTGGTAATAATATTAGCGATATTACCATTAAACAACATAATACTGTCATTCCATTTTCAATTAAATATAAAAATAAATATAGTGAGACGGATGTATCAAAAATAGACAATACAATTCGCAGTCAATCCCTATTTCCAGATTATAAAATCGGTTTAATTGTCAAGGATAAGAACCTAATAAGAAATCATAAATATAAAAATAAATTGAATGTTGACAAACAAATGCATGACGATATTATTGAAAATGGATTACTATTTGACGAAACTGATATTATTAACGGATTAAATGTATTTTGTGAACACTTTAAAAACAATAAACAAAATGTGAATGATTTTATTGATTTGATTGATTCTGATTATCTATCTTCCCCAAGAGAACAACTCAGAAAAAAATTACATCAAAAAATGACAGAATTAAAATTTATAAAATCATTGAAGAAAAATAATAACATGTGGTGTATTTCTCATAAACCACGAAGTGGAAAAAGTATTACAATATTATCTATTTGTAAATATTTATTGGAACATGGATTAAATAAAATACTTATAATGACTTCTGTTCCTGCAACAATCAATAGTTTTATTGCCGATTTAGATAAATACATTGATTTTAAAGACATTAATTATTATTCTCAAGAACAGTTTGACACAATTCCTAATGATTTTAATGGAATCGTATTTTGCAGCACTCAATATTTAAAAGTAAATGGGACAGTTAAACAAGAATATTTGAAAAGAATTGAATTTGAAGCAATTGTTGTCGATGAATCGCATCAAGGGTCTTCTACCGATTTGACTAAAAGAGATATTTTAGACATTAATGGAAGCGGAAGCATTGAAGACATTCGTAAAACCATTAATTTAACTATATTTGCTTCTGGAACTGCTGATAAAACTAAAAAATATTATAAAATTCCAGAGTCGTGTGTTTTTGAATGGGAAATAGAAGATGAATCATATATGAAACAAATACAAAAGGGAGAAACAACTAACAGTGTTGAATTTATGACTAAACGACATGGAAATGTATTTACGCGTTGTTTAGAAAATTCAAAATTAAATAAAGATTATTCATCATCACCGACACAAGTATTAATGAAACACTCTATACCTAAAAAAATAATTGATGACATTAACGCATATAACATTGAACATGGCACAAAATATGGATATAGTTGTAGTTCTCTCTTTGCCCTAAGACAAATTGTTGGAGAAGATGGAAAACCCACATATGCAGAGGATTTTGAATTATGTAATTCTAGTGATGGAATTGATATTTTAAAAAGTTTATTTGAATGCGTTATTTCTAAAAATAAAATGAACCCAAACACAATTATGAGACACGTAGAAAAAACTCAAACACATTACGGTTCAAGAAAATCATCAGTAGAAAACCCGTTATTATTTATTATGTATCTTCCAACTCACACAAGAAACAATACAATTCTTCTATTACAAAAAACATTAAAAAGATTTTTAGAAGTTCATGATTTATGGAGTGATTATAATATTGAGTATTCCAATTCATTTGAAGACACCGGATATGTGAAAGAAGAATACAATGAATATATAGTTTCATGCATGAATCGGACAAAACAGAGAGAAAAACGAGGATGCATCCTTTTCTTGGGAAATAAAGGAAGTGTGGGAATTACATATCACCCATGTGATGTTACCCTTTCATTAGATGATGGTCATAATTTAGACAATCAAAATCAACGAAATTCTCGCGCATTCACAGAGGCACCTGGCAAAACAATAGGAATTAATGTTGACATGAACATTCAAAGAAGTTATTTATGTTTACTTAATGTCATACAAAAACACCGAAAAAACACACAAACTACAAAAACAATCGCAGAAATATTGTATTATTTATTTGAGAATAACATATTCTTATTTGACCCACAACAAATTAATAATGGGAATTTAACAACTGTAGAAATAATGTCTTATTATGAAAGAGAGGGAGAAAAGTTATTGGATGATACACCCCTTTTAGAAAACATTGTTTGTGATGATGACATGCGTGATTTTATTAAAATGGATTTTCAGAGTTCCCTTTTACAGGAAAATAAAAAGATTAACAGTGAGTTAGAAGGAGAACAACAAGATTGTCCAAAAGGTGATAAAACAAAAACACAAATTGATGCGCCTATTCAATCAGAAGGAGACACATCTACAATAAAACAAGAAGAAGAATCGGAGAAAATAGAGATTTTAATTAATCAAACTCTTGAAATGTGTAAAAGTTTCTTGTTTCCATTGTTAGCATTAATTTCACGCTCATATAAAATTCACGATTTTAAATGCATCTTTACAGATGAAAAAACCGGAAGATTAATAATATCATTATTAAAAGATAAAAAAATTGAATTAAATAAAGACAATTATCCAATTATAGTAAAAATAATGAATCAAATTATTGAAAATAACGAAGAAATTGTGAATAATATTAGAGAAATTTATAGCACCGCACCTTTTTATAAATTACGACAATTGATTGAAAAACATTTTATACCTACCAATGATGAAAAGAAAATCAACGCAGAAGTTCCAACACCTGTGAAATTGGTTGATGAAATGTTGGATATTATTCCTTCTGATTTTTGGAATAGTCCAAAAAAGGTCTTTGAGCCTTGCTGTGGAAAAGGGAATTTTGTTTTAGGAATATTTGATAGGTTTAATAAAGGATTGTTAGATGTCATGCCTGATGAAATAGATAGATGTTTATTAATTGCAAGAGAATGTATTTATTTTGCGGATTTGACCGCGTTGAATGTGTTTATAACAACTGAAATATTAAAATGTCATATTCAGAGTTATTGTGGGATTGAAGACTTTGATTTTGAATTTAATTCGCATATTGGAGACACTCTTGTTTTAGAACAACGAGAGAAATGGGGTTTGCCCTATTTTGACGCGGTTATTGGAAATCCACCATTTTCAACTGACCCAACAAAACCAACTTCAAAACCTTTGTTTAATAAATTTATTGAAAAATACATTGATGAGAAAATATTATTGTTTGTTGTGCCATCCAGATGGTTTGTCGGTGGAAAAGGATTAGATAAATTTAGAGATTTTATGTTACAAAGAAAAGACATTGTGTCCATTCATCACGAAGATAATGCCACAAAATGGTTTGGAAATAATGTTGACATTAAAGGTGGTGTTAATTATTTCTTGAAAAATAGTTCACACGATTGTGATGTATGTTTATTTAATGGTGAACCGTATAATTTATCTAAGTATGATTGTGTTATAAAACCAAAGTATCATAAAATCATTGATCAGGTGACACACAATGAAAGCATAAGCAAGATATACATGGGAAGATGTTTTGGAATTGAAACGAATGATAATAAGCGTTTTAAAGACAATGGTAACATTAAATGTTATGTTTCTTTAAAACAATCAAAGGATAGATGTAAATATATTGATGAATACGAATTCAATGAAAAAAATACATTTTGGAAAGTAATAACTCCTGAAGCGGCGTTTAAAGCATTTAGTGGATTTGGTGAAAAAATTATAGGAAAACCAAACGAGGTTCATAGTGGAAGTTATATATCATTTCGAGTGAATAATGAAGAAGAAGCCAAATCTTTGTTGAGTTATTTAAATACAAAATTTGCCAATCATATGTTGTCAGTTAGAAAAATTTCCCAGCATATTAACGAAGATGTTTGCAAATGGATCCCGTTGGTTCCATTTGATAGAATGTGGAATGATGATAAAATATGTGAATATTTTGGAATAGAAAAAGGGTTGTATATGTAGATTAAGTTAGTTTATTAAGTTTAGTAAAACAAAATTGTAATACTAAGTAACCAACACTTTTTTCTTTCATTCTGCAATGACTTAAACAAACAACTATAAATCAATTCTTATTTATCATTTACAACTTATTTCAACACAATATTCTTTCTCTCTTAATTGGAATTCCAGAAATGGATTTTGTAAAGATATAATAAAAAATTGAAATGAATACTTAAACAAATAAGTATTTCATAATTAAAAGATGAGCGAAATTGATTTCGAATGTGAAAATAATTTGAGTGAATATTTTGAATTATTAGAAAATAATATTAAAAATATTTTATTACGACCTGAAAAAGATGTATTAACATATGATGTTTTAGATACAGAAAAAATAAAAACAAATAAATTATTGGTGTTAAAAGAAAAACAACGACAAATGAAAGTTGGTGAAATTTGGCAAGAAGTATTGGGAAGTTATAATGGTTTTATTAATCTAAAAATAGGGCACGAAACCGGGTTAGACATTTTATCTCATACTAAAAAAATTGCGATTGAACTTAAAAATAGAACTAATACTGATAACGCATCATCTAAAAAATCGAATCTTGATAAATTGGCAAATTTCAAAAAAAATAATCCAGAATATCTTTGTATTTATGCAAACATTAATGCTGATACTGAAACAAAAACATTAAATGGACGTATAAAAAAAATATTACATAATGGTGTTGAATTAGAACATCAAATCGGATATGAATTTCTTAAATTTATGTTAGGAGATGATACAGAAATAATAATAGAGTTTATCAAAAACACCATCGATAAATATACATAAAATTATAATAGTTTTAATAATGCTTCACCCATGTATTTTGCTAATTCAACTGGAACCGCATTTCCAATTTGTTTATATTGAGAATTTAAACTGCCAATAAATTCATAACTATCATCAAAAGTTTGAATTCTTGCGTATTCTCGCATTGTTAATGGTCGTTCTTCTAATGGGTGACATCTTTCTGTTTGTTTTTGTGATGGTGTACATAATAAGGTTAATGATGGTTTTTCCATAGACAAACGATATAATATTCCTCGTTTTCCTCCACCTGAATAATAACTATTTCCTAAATATTCTTTTTGTAAATTCTCAGGCAAATTAACCCAACAACCGCCTTGAGGTATCATTTCAAATAATTTTATTTTATTTTCATTGTATTTTGCCCCATTTGAAAACGGGACATCATATAAAACATCTTTTAACAATTTTTTTGTTAAACTTTCATTTGGAAATTCAAACGAATGAGTTATACTTTTTAACACACCAACAATAAATACTCTTTCTCTTTTTTGTGGAACATCATATTTAGAAGCATCTAAACATTTATAATTAATATTATAGAGGTTATTTTTATTTAAGGTATCTATTATTTTTTCTATAGTTTTGCCGTTATCATGTGTTAATAACCCTTTAACATTTTCTATCATAAATATTTTTGGTTTTACTAAATTTAAAATTTCAACAAATTTCATCATTAAATCGCCTCTTGGATCAGATAGACCTTTTCTTAATCCTGCTTGTGAAAATGATTGACAAGGGACTCCTCCAGTTAATAAATCCACTTTATTAACATATTGTGAATAATCTATTTTCTCCATAGACCCACACACAACATTTGCCTCTGGATGGTTATGTTTTAATGTTTTGCAACAATCGCTATTATTATCATTTAATAAAATAGGCGTAAACCCTGCTTTAATTAATCCTGCACTTAATCCACCTCCTCCAGCACATACTTCAATAAAGCCATATGTAATAGTGTTAATTTTATCGTCATTTGAAATAATATTTTGAGTTGGTTCTGCTTCTGTTTTTAATTCTTGTTTTGAATTAATAAGTTCAATTAATTGTGATTTATTTTTTGAACCGCACTTTGTAATTCCAAGTTCTTTGCATTTCTCTAACAATTCTAATTTACTCATTTTTGAAGTATTTGGGTTGTTTGTCATATTACAGTTGTTATTATTTGAAATCATTTTTTTTTTTAATTCAGTCCATTTTTTATCTACGGCTTTATCTATTAACGCATTAATCTTGTCAGTTGGTATTTCACAAGAATTTTTACGAGTCAAATGTTTATCGTAGTGTGATTTTTGAGAAAAAAAAATAGCACATTTTTCACAACTATATTTACTCATTTGGTTATACGGTATATTTTATTTTTATATTGTTTAACTAAAATAGGTTTTCCTAAATGACAGTCTTCTTCAGAAGGGTTTACATGACCAAACAAGGTTCGGTTTAAACCGGCAAAGATTTAAAAACTTAATGGCGTTCGCCATTAAGGTTCATTTAAAATGGGACGCTTGCAAGATACTAATTTTCATCCGAATGATTTAAGTAAGAAAAGAATGGAACTTTGTCCCATTCTAATTATTGAAGGGTTTAAAGACATCCATATAAATAATATATCCGTAAAGTCTTATTTAATAACATCTTATATATTATTACATATGGCACTCATTAAAGAATATTTTGAATTAACACAACAATATCTCTCTCAGTATGGAGAGAATACAATTTTATTAATGCAAGTCGGTTCATTCTTTGAAGTATATGCTCTCTTGGACAAGGCGACTAACACAATTAGCGGCAGTAAAATAGAGGATTTTTCCCGAATGTGTGATTTGAACATTGCCGAAAAAAATTCGTCGATTGGAAAAGAGGTCGTTTTAATGGCAGGTTTCAAAGACAATGGACTAGATAAATATATGAAAAAAATACAAGAGGCAGGCTACACTTCTGTCGTCTATACCCAAGAAGAAACCGATATTGCCGGTAAATTTATACGCAAGTGTGCAGGAGTGAGCTCTCCAGGCACTTTTTTCAATAATGACACTACTGTCTTAACAAATAATACAACATGTATTTGGATTGAATTGGTAGGCGCATCAATATTAAAAAAAGAAGCAACCATTATTGTTGGCATTTCAAACATTGATATTTATACTGGAAAAACATCTGTCTTTGAATTTTCTAAAAAATATATGAATAATCCAACAACCTATGATGAATTGGAACGATTTATTTCTATCTACAATCCGAGTGAAGCCATTATTATTACGAATTTATCGAGAGAAAAAGAAATAGATGATATTATTAATTACGCAAACATTAGATGTGATTTAATTCACCGTATTCATTTGACAGCAGGCAACGGCGAGACAGATGCTATAATTAAGGCGAAAAATTGTGAAAAACAGACATATCAACACGAACTTTTGCGAAGATTTTATGGCTTAAAGTTAGACAGAGACAACATTTCTCTCTTTAATGAGCATAATGTAGCCACACAATCTTTTTGTTTTTTGCTGGATTTCATGTATCAACATAGTCCACATTTAGTCAATAAAATTCACAAACCAGTATTTGAAAATTGTTCTAAGCGTCTTGTATTGGCAAATCATTCTTTGAAACAATTGAATATTATTGATGACCAGAATTACAATGGTCGACATTCATCCGTGTTAAAAATGCTGAATTTATGTTTGACACCAATGGGAAAACGTAATTTTGCGTATAACTTTTTACATCCGACAACAGATGTGTCTTTTTTACAAAGAGAATATGATATTACTGAATATATTATCTCTCTTTCTCTCATTGAAACCCAAAATATTAAAACTAAATTGGCAGAAATTCGTGACATTGCTAAATGGGAACGTCAAGTATTTATGAAGAAAATCTCGCCAAAATCATTCGCATCATTGTATAAAAATATTGGAATTATTCGGACTGTGTATGATATCGTAAACGATGATAGAACAATTATGGGTTATTTGAATCATTCAGAGCTCAAGACAGATGTTATCCTTGATTTTATTCGCACAAACATAAACCTTGAATTGGCATCAGGTATAGACCAATTACAAGGATTTGACACGAATTTTATCAATAAAAATGTCAATACAAAATTAGACGAGGCACAAGAATTGTTGTTAGAATCTACGGATAAATTGGTAAGCATTCAGGCATTTTTGAATTCATTGATTGAACGTGGAGAGAAAAAGGCGGCATCTGGGGCGAATGAATTTGTGAAAATTCATGAAACAGACAAGAACCATTTCTCTCTTATATCCACAAGTAGAAGAAGTAAAATATTAGAAGATTTGCTTCCAGCAAGAAGTGAAAAAATGGAAACTCTTACATATATATCTTCTTACAGTGGGGAGACCAAGACATTCACTTTTACCTTTAGCAAAAAAAACATGCGATTTGAAAAGCACACAGGAACAAACAATACTATTAGTAACAATGAAATCGTAGAATTATGTCGCAACATACATAATGCAAAGGTGGCTTTGAAAGAAATTATTACATCTGTCTATCAGACTTTTATTTCTCAGTTTGAAGAATTCCAAGAACAATTGGAGAAAATTATTGAATTTATTACGTTGATTGATATGATTTACGCAAAAGCAACCATTGCGAAAAAATATGGATATTGTAAACCTATTCTTGATGGAACAGATGATTCGACAAAAAAATCTTTTGTTAAAGCGTGCGATTTGCGACATTGTTTAATAGAGCAATTACAGCAATCGGAAATTTATGTCGCAAATGATATTGCGCTGGGTATAAGCGAGCGTATAAGCGATAGCGAGCGTATAAGCGATAGCGAGCGTATAAGCGATAGCGACCGTATAAGCAATATCGATGGAATTCTATTATATGGGACAAATGCAGTAGGTAAAACCAGTTTGATTCGCGCACTAGGAATCGCAGTGATCATGGCTCAATCGGGGCTTTTTGTTCCGTGTTCACAATTCATATTTAAACCATATAAATACATTTTTACGCGTATTTTAGGCAATGATAATATTTTTAAAGGATTGTCTACCTTTGCGGTTGAAATGAGCGAATTGCGAACTATTTTGAATTATGCGGATGAAAACAGTCTGATTTTAGGTGATGAGTTGTGTTCTGGAACTGAAAACACTTCCGCCGTAAGCATTTTTGTCGCAGGAATACAAAAGATGGCAACTATGCGGAGCAGTTTTATATTTGCCACACATTTACACGAAATTGTTGGTTATGATGAAATCACTGACTTGAAAACGGTGGCATTAAAACATATGTCTGTAATTTATAATAGAGAGAAAGATTGTCTGGAATATGATCGCAAATTACGAGATGGTCCAGGAAACAGCATGTATGGATTAGAAGTATGTAAATCATTGAATTTGCCCGCGGAATTTTTGGACGCGGCATATGCGATTCGCGAGAAATATGCGTCTGCAAACACGACAACAACCAGCATGGAAGGAAGAAGTATTCTTTCTCTCAAAACAAGTCATTATAATTCACGAAAAATTATGGGATTGTGTGAAAAATGCGGCAAACTCATGGGAAAAGAAGTCCATCATTTGGAACATCAAAAAGACGCAAATAATGATGGTATTATAGTGAAAAACGGCGTGCCTTTTCATAAAAACATTGCTGCGAATTTGATGACCGTATGTGAAAAATGTCACGACGAGTTTCATCGGATTATTTCTGTGACAAAACCAAAACCAAAAAGGAAATCACCTAAACAGTTAAAAATGGTATAATTAATTTATTGTCATTTGAATTCGTTGTTGCTATATTGGTATTTTTGTTGTTTATATTATTTGATATTTTAATGTTAAATAAATCAAATACTTATATCTCACCCTCTTTTTAATGTTTGCGAGTTCCTCTGCGCCTGCGACGTCCTCTTGTTAAAGAACGCACACCTTGAACTCCTGAATTGACTCCTTTTGACAACAATCCAAATAAATTATGGAATCCTGATTTCAGTGCTGGTGCGGATTTTCTAGCAACGGATTGGACGGATGAGCCGACAGTTTGTAATCCATTGATAAGAAGATTTTTCTTAGAACCACGGCGACCGCGACGATGACGAGAATGACGAGAACGACGATGAACCATTTTATAAAATATAACTATATTATTTTCTTTCTTAACTTTATTATGATAGGTTTTTACAATATAAGAGAGAACCTGAGAACAATATTGACTGTTTCTGCTGTTTTCTTTGCGATTCTTGTTATATTTCAATTGAATGGATGGAGCCTTGAAGAGAAGAATCAACCGCCTAAAGAAGTCGTTCAAGTTTTAGAACTGGAGGCTTTCACTAACAATGGTCAAAACGAAGGACAAAACAACAACAACGGTGTTATAGACGCGTCTATACAAAAAGAAGTTGACTCAATGGGTTTTGACCCAGCAATAAGTTTTTGTTCTATTTATAGTGGTGCGGAATTAGAGACGAAATGTAACGCATTGACGCAGCAAGGATGTTCTAAAGTTTCATGTTGTGGATATTTAAATGGCTCGAAATGTGTTGCTGGTTCGGCATCTGGACCGACCTTTTTGTCAAATACGAATGGAGAGAAAACTGTGGTGGGGTCATATTATTTTACACCCTAACATTATTACAAGATATAAATAAGTAATTAAAAAGAACAAATCAAATAAATAAATGGAAACTTGGAATATTATTGGAATAGATATAAATAAATTAAAAAATTACATTCCTTCTCACAATGATAAAAAGAATGTTTTAAATATTCAAGATAAACATAATTTCACTTATTTAGAAAAGATTGTTTATAAAATTGCGTCTTTTAATACTCAAAATAAAAAAGGAGTTTGTGTAGAATATTATTTTTCAAATAACCCTGAAATGACATTTGAAAAAAATAATCCTCTTGTTACTTCATTTACATATTTAAACAATTCAGAATGTCCTACTATTTTTACATGCCATGATTTAGAAAAATATAAATATAAAGATTTTCCAAATAAAAATTGTTTTATATCATTTCCAAGAGAATTAAAACATGTATGTGTTAATGGTTCAAATTTTTATGGAACGTTAATGACTGATACTTGTGATACAGCAACAAGACTTGTCGTAAACATTTATGATGGAATGAATTTTTTATTAGATGAAGATAATAACAAAATTTGCGAGATTCAATTTATAAAAAATAAA